AGGTAGATGATGGCGATAGTGCCATACCATGCGTAAGCATGGGGTGTACCTGTGTAGTGTGTATAAGAGTGTACCGGGGGGGTACTCTATATAAGATGGGTGCTCCGCCCCAGTGTACCCTGCATTGAGACTTACCTATCATCCGATTTCGTAAAAAATATGCAGAATATATTTATAGAAAACTTATCTCTAATGCTTGATAGAAAAGAAGCTGGTTTACGTCCAGCAACGGTTGAATCAACAAGGCTATAAGGTGCTACGTCAGGGGGTGTAGATGATTGGAGTTGTCCTTGTCTTCAACTGGTTCCGTTAACTCACGGTTTCCTTGAGGGCACGTCTATCAAAGCAATCAGGAATAGGGGGGTCTTTCCATTTCCATAAGGATATAGACATAAGACTTAAAATACCCTATAAAGGTGGACACAATCAACAGGAGATTTATGATGACTAATCGTGTAACCATTGAAGATGTACAGGCAGCTATCAAGTCAGAGACTTACACCTTACTGCCTGATGGCAGAACCACTATCTGTCAGCTTACTCTGGACAATGATTTCACTGTCGATGGCAAGAGTGCTTGTGTTGCCAAAGAGAACTACGATGAAGCACTGGGTAACAAGTATGCCCGTGAGAATGCTGTCGAGAAAGTGTGGCAGTTCTTAGGCTTCCGTCTGGCAGATACACTGCACAAAGAGAAGCAGGCCAATGATTTGGTGGCTGGCCTCAGTGATGAGGGTGACTGCGAAGGCTGCAAGATTTAACCTTTCTTTTCTGGTTCAAATTCAGGGGAGCTTAGTGCTCCCTTTATTATATGAGGTGAACGTATGCTCTCTCTTGATCTGGTTCAGAAGGCTGTGCCTGCAAACCTCAAGAATGGTATTACCCAACAGTTGGTGGACAACATCAACAACATTAGCACTGACCCACTGACAGCACAGACTATCCGTGAGAACTTCATTTCTTATACGGGTGTGCTCAAGGATGGTAAGTTCAGCACAGAGCAGTACATGAATGCTGTGGCGTTTGTCAGCTACAAGCTGATGGGCCATACGAACCAAGAGGCTTATTTCAAGACCTTCCCTCAGCGTTATCAGGATATGGTGTCTGCCGGGAAGACCCAGAAAGAAATCTCTTCGTTTGTTTCTATCTATGCCAAAGGTAAGTTGGTGAACCTGATCATGGAACAGTCATTGGTGCCGACATGGGTACTCAATGCTGACATTTTCCAGAAGGCCATCAACACTCAGGCTGAAATTATGAATGACGTTGGGGTGAACCCTCGTGACCGTGTGGCAGCAGCCAACTCCATTCTGACCCATCTGGCAAAACCAAAAGAGGTAGGGCCACTACTGAACATTGATATGCGCGAGCAGTCTGGTGTCAACGAACTTAGAGATTTGTTAGGGAAGCTGGCAACTAAACAGGTTGAGGCCATTGGTAATGGTGAGTCTGTTCAGGAGATTGCTGGTTCTCGTTTGTTCGAAGGAGAAAAGGTCGATGGCTCTAATTAAACAAGACATTGATAAGTGGCTCGATGAGGTCAGTTACTCCTATCTGAATAGTGGTAGCTATGTTCCCTCAGAGTTCTCTCTTATCTTCATGAACTTTATTAAGCTGGTGAACGGCGTAGAAGGTGAAAGTCATAAAACACCTCCTGTGCATCTCGCCATGCTTGATAAGGTTGTTGGCCCTTCGCAGTATATCGCTAACTTATGTTTCCGTGGTGCAGCCAAAACCACTCTGTTCATGGAATACTTTGCGCCTTTTGTTGCAGTGTTTCACGGTTTACCGGGATTCGGTGAGATTGACGGTATGATCTACGTCTCTGACTCAATGGATAACGGTGTTAAGTCTGCTCGAAAGAACATTGAGTTCCGATATAACCAAAGTGAGTTCCTTCAAGAGTGGCTTCCTTATGCGAAGTTCACTGACAACTACATTGAGTTCAAGAACAAAGAAGGGAAGATGTTCGGCATCAAGATGTTTGGTGCTAAAACAGGTCTTCGTGGTACGAAGATCTTTGGTAAACGTCCTACTCTCTGTGTACTCGATGACTTAGTAAGTGATGATGACTCCAAATCTAAGGTATCAATGGAGGCCATTAAGGATACTGTCTATAAAGGTGTGAACCACGCATTGGATCCAACGAAGCGTAAGGTCATCTTCAACGGTACTCCGTTTAACAAAGACGACATTCTCATTGAGGCAGTTGAATCTGGTGCATGGGATGTGAACGTCTGGCCTGTCTGTGAGAAGTTCCCTTGCTCTCGTGAAGAGTTTCAGGGTGCATGGGAAGATCGTTTCTCATATGACTATGTAAGTGAGCAATACGACATGGCAGTGAAGACAGGTAAACTGTCTGCCTTCATGCAAGAACTGATGTTGCGTATTACCTCAGAGGAAGAACGTCTGGTTCAGGATTCTGAGATTCGGTGGTACTCACGGGCAACTCTTCTCAAGAACGCATCCACATTCAACTACTATATCACCACTGACTTTGCCACCAGCGGTAAGCAAAAGAGTGACTACTCGGTTATCTTTGTCTGGGCGTACAACGCTAATGGTGACTGGTTCTGGGTAGACGGCATCTGTGCTCGTCAGACGATGGACAAAAACATCGATGACCTGTTCAGGCTGACCCAGAAATATAAACCTGTCAGTGTGGGTATTGAAACTACGGGCCAGCAGAATGCGTTTATCCAATGGCTGCAACGAGAAATGATGGGGCGTAATGTCTGGTTCAACTTTGCCAGTTCAGCCAAATCAGGTGAGCCGGGTATCCGTCCAGTAGTGGATAAGCTGCAACGATTTAATGTCGTTGTTCCGTGGTTCAAAGCAGGTAAAATGTATTTCCCGGAAGAGATGAAAACCAGCAACATTATTGGGATGATCATCGAGCAAATCCGTCTGGCAACCCAGTCAGGTTTGAAAGGGAAAAACGATGACTGTATCGATGGCATTTCGATGCTTGGTTATCTCAATCCGTGGAAACCTTCTGAGTCTGCTCCTGTGTCTGAGCATGATCAGTCAGATGTGTACGAACTGTTTGAGGGGCCAGAACAAAACTCATCCGGGCTTTCCTCTTATATAGTGTGAGGCACACATGAATGTAGAGCAGTTATTTACCAATCTGTCTTACGGAGAACTGAGTAACCTCTCACTCTCTGCTGATGGTTCCGGTAGTATTCAGGAAGAACGACAACCTCGGATCATTCTCTATGCAAATGAGGGTTTGCTCAGGTTGTACAGTCGGTTCCTCCTGCTTGAAAAAGATATTCTGATCGAGATGGTGGAGCACATTACCAACTACCATTTCTTGAAGAAATTTACGGAATCTCATCACGATCCAGAGTCGGAACACTACCCGTACATCAAGGATCTGATCGGGGAACCATACGAAGAGGACATGCTGAAAATCTTGGCTGTGTATAACAGTCTTGGTCAGAAGGTTCCTTTAAACGATAATGAACGAATCGACTCAGTGTTTACTCCACGCGACAAGTTACTGCAAGTACCTCGTCCGATTGACGGAGCATCACTCAGCGTGTTGTATCAAGCGAAGCACCCAACGCTAACCATCGATGACTTGCAGCAGGAGATCATTCTTCCTGTGGTTCTCGAAGGAGCCTTAACCGCTTATATCGCTTACAAGGTGTTCAGTCACATGAACACAGACGTTAGCTCTCAGAAAGCTCAAGAGCACATCCAAATCTTCAATAACATCTGTGATGAAGTCGAGGATCGTGACATGGTTGGTTCCAGTGTAGCCACTACAAACGCTCGTTTCGGTAAACGAGGATGGGTATAAAAATATGCGTACAGTAAATGATCCTTACGGTGGCTACTCGCCACTGGTAGACAAGATGATTGGCAATGCCTACGAAGTTGTTAAGCACGTAGCCATGAATCTGATGTACGTCCGTCATGTATCGGGCAATCTGGAACAAGTTTTTACGGTTGCAACGAACATTCAGGACGTGCTGACCAATGCTCGCAATATGGATTACATCCAGAAAGTCTCTGCCATTGATGCAGAGGTTATTGCACTTGGTTCCAACATTAATGGTCTGGTGAATCTTGCCAATAACCTCGCTGCTCTGCTGCATCTGAACAGCAATATGGCTCCACTGATTTCACTGGAACCAAAGGCAGATGATCTGGTTAATCTGAACAGTCACCAGACTGAGTACATGGCTGTCTATAACTCGCTGTCTGACATTAAGGCCGTTAGTGCTGACCTGACTGCTATCAACGCAATCTACGCCAACATCAATGACCTCGTGAAAGTCGGTAAAAATGCTGATGCTCTGGTTGAAGTGGCTAATGCTCTGCCAGCTATTACTGCCGTGCAGCAGAAACTGGATATTCTGGAAACCATTTACACCAATCTGGCCCAGATCACCCCAGTTGGTCAGAATATCGAGAAGGTAATTGCTGTCTCTGATGACCTGACCAACATCAATGCAGTGAATGCAAAGCTGACAGAGATTGAAGCAGTGGCTCAGTCCATCGCTAATGTCAATTCTGTTGCTGGTTCTCTGACAAAGGTGAATCAGGTTGCTGACGACTTGGCTAACATCAACGCTGTAGCAGCAAAATTGCCTCAGCTTGATACCATTGCCAATAAAGTAGACAACCTGCAATCACAGAAAACTGTCACAGGTACTGCACCTGCTGTTTCAGCGTCAGTAAACGTGGCAATGGGTACGGCAGCAACAACCGTGAAAGCAGTAAACGTGAAAGTAACAGGTACTGACGGGACAGTTTACTTCCCATCTGCATCGACTTTCAGTTATTCCCTTACTGGTTCCAATCTGGTTGTGACTTCTGCTGCATCTGCTCCAGCAAATATGGTCGGTGGTGCTATCGAAGCCCTGATCTCCTACACTCCGGCATCATAAGGAAAGGAAATGAGGGATAAACCGTATCTGCCACAGCACTACTTCCAATTGGATGATCAGTGGTCAAGCCGTGTAATCCAAAACCACGGTGGGCAACCAGCGAAAAAAGTCTCGTTGGTTCCTGATGCTATTACTTTTGGGTCTGTAACGGCTGGACAGCTCTCAGTTGTCCAAAAAGCAACGTTAATGAACACGGGTTACTTGCCTTTACTGGTTCGAAAAGTCCGTTTAGCTGGTGATTTTGTTGTGTCTCACAACCTGCCAATTAGCGGAGTAATCGAACCAAACGAAAGTATTGAGTTCCAGCTACAATTCGCACCTCAACGTGTGGGTATCACAACTGGTGGTCTGTATATCGACACCGATGCACACGGGGAAAACGAATATGTGGCGTTACTGGGTAACGGTCTGGCATCCGGTGTTGGTGTGGCTGTGCTCTCTACTACTTCACTGTCTTTTGGTAGTGTAAAAATCAACACTACCTCTGCTGTGAAACCCGTAGTTGTGACCAACTCAGGCACAGAAGACCTCACAATCAGTAAAATTGCAGTTACTGGTGAGTTTGCTGCTGCATTGAGTACCCCGGTTGTACTGGGTGCAGGTCAAAGTGCCACTATCAACGTGACATTTAGCCCAACCTCAGTGGGATCCAAGAACAGTACACTGACGATTACCCATGATGGTAACGGTGGTAACACTGTTTCCTTATCTGGTTCAGGTACGACAGGTACTGGTCTGCCAACTCTCTCTATCAGCAATGCTGTTATTGAGACTTCAATCGGATCAGCCAGTGTATCGGCCTCAACTCAGTCACTGTCATTTGCAGACACGACTGTTGGTAATAGCAGTGATGCTCAATCTGTCACCCTGACTAACTCAGGAGACGGATCAGCAAAGATAGTTGACCTGTCATTCCCCACCAGCAACTTCAAGTTTGCATCTGGAAGTGCTGCGACAGGTACTGTCATTCCTGCTGGGGGTTCTGTCACAGTGAAATTGGTATTCTCTCCGGCTTCTGCCGGGGAGGTTACTGGCACACTGTTGATTTCTACCGATGCAGCAGTTGGCAATGAGTTTTCAATTGCTCTTGCTGGTTCTGCCATTGCTGCTCCAGTTGTGATGAAGCGACTGAGTACCAGTGGTACGAAATTTGTCGATGAAGACGGTAAAGAAGTACGTCTGAAATCGGTCAACTGGTTCGGTATGGAAGATGAGAACTACACTCCGCATGGAACATGGATCCGTCCGTGGAAAGCCATCATTGATGACATTGCTTCAATGGGCTTCAACTGTATTCGCCTTGCCTTTTCTGGTTCTGCGACAACAGCCGGAAGGACTCCACCAGCTTCTGCTATTAACAGCGAAGCAAATCCCGATTTGGTAGGTCTGACTTCGTTAGCCATTCTGGATAAATATGTCGATTACTGTACTCAGAAGGGTGTTTACATTGTTCTTGATCACCATCGCCGTACTGCTGGCTCCGGGGGTACTGACGGCTCTCCTGTTTCATCGGACTACACCTTAGCAATGTGGAAAGCATCATGGGCAGTCATGGCAAATCGCTATGGTAACAACCCAACTGTTGTGGGTGCAGACTTGCACAACGAACCACACCAACTGGATTGGCCTACATGGAACAGTTATGCCACCGAAGTGGGTAACGCTACTCTGGCTATTGCTCCTGATTGGATCATGTTTGTTCAGGGTGTTGGAACCAGTACAGATGGAACCAATAACTGGTGGGGTGGTGCTCTGAAAGATGTTGCCACGACTCCGGTTGTGCTGAACAAGGCTAATCGTCTGGCGTACTCGCCTCACGAATACGGTCAATCAGTGGGTTCACAGGATTGGCTTGCTACTGACAGCAAACCAGTCACCAACTACCCAAATAACCTGCCTGCTATCTGGGATAAGAACTGGGGCTTTATCGTTAAAAACGGAATTGCTCCTATCTGGATCGGTGAGTTTGGTGGTAAATTTGGGGTCGATGGTTCTGGTGCAGTTAACCAGCCAAATGGCATTGTTGAAAAACAGTGGGTACAGACTCTGGTCAGCTATATGAACACGAATAAAATGTCATTTGCTTACTGGTCTTATAACCCTAACAGCACAGACACAGGTGGACTGATCCAAGATGATTGGGTAACTCATCAGACTGTCAAACTCAACTTACTGGCCCCTGCTCTGGCCTAATAAGGAAACTTAAATGCGACAAGCACGTTTCACCGTAACGCTGTCACAAGCGTCTACGGATACCGTGACTGTCGATTGGAAAACTGTCGATGGATCGGCAGTTTCACCAAGCGACTATACGGCAGCAAACGGTACTCTCACTTTTAAACCGGGTGAGACTACCAAAGATATTCTTGTAGCCGTTCGTGATTACGTCGAAGGGTCTACTGATGAAGGTTTTACTGTTGAGTTAAGCAATGCATCGAATGCCAATCTTGATACCAAGACAGCAGGTTCCGCTGTCATTCCGGGTGATCCGGCTGCTCTGCCTTCTTATTTGGATCGTTTCAATACGGTCTATGAAGCAGTGCATAAAACCGACAACGGTTACTTCGGCCCACCATCGGGTAATGCTGCCCGTACCGTTCCGTACCACTGTATCGAAACTCTGATCTGCGAAGCACCAGACTGGGGTCATCAAACAGTATCGGAAACCGCTTCTTTCTATGTTGGTCTGGAAGCGTGGCACGGTCTGCTGAATAACAAGTGGGATGGGTACAATCTGGCATGGTCAGTCATTGATCAGGTCTATGTGCCGAAAACTACGAACCAGCCAACGAAGGTATATAAGCCAGCTAAACCTGCTGACTATACCCCAGAAGGTGATACACCATCTGCTTACCCAACTTTGGGTGATTCCACTGCTGCCGTGGGTATCGATCCACTGGCTGATGAACTGGAGTCCACCTACGGTAATAAGAGTGTATATCTCATGCACTGGATCATCGATGTTGATGGTGCATACGGTTTCCACAATGGTGATGGTTCCAAGTTCAACGTGTTCATCAACACGTACCAACGTGGTTTGCAGGAATCTGCATGGGAAACCATTCCTCAGCCTGAGTGGGAAGATTGGCAGTTTGGTAATACCTATGGCTTCCTGCCTCTGTTTACTCAGGGTCTGCCTTTGTATCCAGCAGCAGAAAACGAATACGGTAAGCAATGGCGTTATACCTGTGCTCCCGATGCAGAAGCTCGTGCAATTCAATGGGCATTCTGGGCGCAGAAATGGGCTAATGCATCTGGCAAAGCAGGATCAATTTCTGTTGCTACTGCCAATGCTAAAAAGATGGGTGACTATCTTCGTTATTGCCTGTTTGACAAGTATTTCCGTCAGATTGGCCCTAACCGTGCTCAGGGTTCCAACAACGATGATCCATACACAGCATGTCACTACCTGATTTCATGGTATGTGTCATGGGGTGGTCAGGTTCCTACCTCTACGGGTGATGCTTACTGGGGATTCCGTGTTGGTTCCTCTGAGGCACACTTTGGTTATCAGGCTCCTGATATTGCCTACTTCATGGCAAAAGAAGGCGGTGCATTTACACCTCTTTCTGGATCAGCATCTGATATTTGGCTGGGTTCTCTGTACCGTCAACTTGAGATGATCCGTTGGTTGCAGACCGAAGCTGGCCCAATTGCTGGTGGTGTGTCGAACTCATGGCATGGTCGTTATGAAACACCTAACGATGGTCGTGATAACTTCACGTTTTATGGTATGCATTATACCTATGCACCAGTCTGGCATGATCCACCGTCAAACAACTGGTTTGGTTTCCAAGCATGGGGCTTAGGCCGTGTTGCTGACCTGTACAAAGAGGTAGCACTTAAAACTGATACTCTCAGCGTCAATGTTCGTAACATGTGTGGTGTGATTCTGGATCGCTTCCTTAACTGGATCCTCGACAATGTTAAAGTCGATGTGACAGCAGGAACCATGACACTGCCTGATACCCTGAACTGGACTTCACCGACTCAGGTTGCTGGTACTACCAACAGAGCCAACCTTGAAGGTGTGTATGAATACATTCCTTCTATGGCATGGGATGGAACAGGCGATACCACAACGTTCTGGAGCAACTCAAGTGTGCCAAACCCAACACTGAAATTCCGTGTTGTGGCTACAGGTAAAGACTTAGGCGTTGCTTCTTCATTGGCTCTTTTGATGCTGCATCACGCTGCTGCTAAACGAGACATGAATCAGTTTGACGCTAAACTCGGAGTAGGCAATCATACTGCTCGTGAGGTCTACCAGATGGCTAAAGATCTGGTTGACGTTATGTGGGGTCAGCATTGGGATGGTGTTGGTATCTGCCGTGAAGAGGGTCGTTCGGACTACAACCGTTATAACCAACAGTTGTATGTTCCACCGAACTATCAGGGAACGATGCCTAACGGTGATCCAATCAATGCCAGTTCGACGTTTATTTCTATTCGTAGCTGGCAGAAAGCTGATCCAGATTGGCCTAAGATTCAGGCTTATCTCGATAGTCAGACGGAAAGCAGTATTCCTAAGTTCACATACCATCGTTTCTGGGGTCAATGTGAGTATGCCATGTGTTGTGGTGCTTTATACCACTACTTTAATGACATAAACTAAGGCCGTTCCGACACACAGGGGAGTCTGAATAGACTCCCTTTTTTATTACCTGCGAGGAAGCAATAGAGATGGCGGATAATATTGAAGTCCATGTGCAAATGGCCCGTCTTGAGGAACGCCTAAAGATTATTACTGAGGGTTTAGCTCAAGATAGAGAATCTCGAAAACAACAATATGAAGCGACAGCAGAGATTACTAAGATCCTTGCTTCACTTGATAATCGTGTTGGTGTCGTAGAAAAGGGCTTCGCTGAGTCTGCCCCGACTATTGAAGAGTTCATTACCATCAAACACCGTGTTGTTGGTGCTGGTCTTGCTGGGAAGTGGATCTGGGCGGGTGCAGGAGCAATCCTCACTTTCTTGTTTACGTTCCGAAAAGAGATTATTGCATGGCTTTCAAAGTGATAGAAAATTGGAAACGAGCACACAAGTTCGGATCTATTTGGTGGGCAATTGCAGGTGTAATTGCAATGCTTCTGGAGATATTCAATAACACTTGGTTCAGCTTACCAAAAGACATTCAGGATAAGATCCCTAATGCTCCTTTGGTAAGCCTGCTCATGTTTATTGCGATCATCATCTCCCGTGTAATCGTTTGGGTTCGCCCGGAGAAAGAAGACGATGGCTCTAAGTAAAACAGCAAAAGTTGGTGGTGGTATTGGCTCAGTTGCTGCTGCCATTATTGCAGCAATTTTTGCAGTCGAAGGTGGGTACGTGAATGACCCAAAGGATCCGGGTGGTGAAACCAATCATGGTGTCACCAAAGTAGTTGCCCAACAAAATGGATATACAGGGGCAATGAAGGATCTAACGCTTGATATGGCTCAGTCCATTTACTACAAAGACTACATTGAGAAACCGGGATTCGTTCCTCTTTTAACAGTCGCCCCAGTTGTGACACAGAAATTGGTAGATTCTGGCGTAAACACTGGGCCTGCTCGTCCTTCTCGTTGGTTCCAAGAGTCACTTAACTCTCTGAACCGGAATGGCAAAGACTACCCTCAAATTAATGTTGATGGTAAAGTTGGCTCAGGAACAATTGCAGCCTACAAATCTCTGCAACGAGTACGTGGAAATGTTAAAGCCTGCGAACTGATGATCAAGCTACTTGATGCACAGCAAGCCAGCTACTACATGAGCCTGACTAACCTCAAGCAGTACACGGTTGGTTGGATTGATAACCGTATTGGGAATATCCCAATCAGCCGTTGCCAAGAGGAAAAGTAAAATTATGGGCCTGAGCAATTCTGTTAGAAACGCAATACTGGCCCTGTTCCTTCTTCTGGTTCTATTCGGTGAATACAAACTGTGGTCTGCTGGTGTAGACCACGGTTCTAATGCAGTCACCAAACTGTGGAACCAAGACAAAGAGAAACAGGCTAAAGCTCTGCAAGATGCCAAAGACAAAAATGCTTTGCTGATGGCAGATAACCGTTCACTCTCTGAGAAACTTACCCATGACCTTGCCAAACAAGAAACTGCTCATCAAGTCGAGCTTGCTCGTGCTAAGTCTGAGTTTGATAACCGCTTGCTCCAGTCAGAAAAAAGAGCCAGCGTATATAAACGAATGTCCGAAGCTGGATCCACTGAGTGTGGAAATCTCGCAAGCCATGCAGCCGAACTCGACAGATCTCTTGAACAGGGCAGACAATTGGTACGTGAACTCAGGGAAACTCTTAGATACCGTGACGAGCAACTGAGATCAGTAAGTGCTAAATTACTCGCTGACAGAAACCTACTAACTTCGGATGATGCAGATGGAAGACAAAATTCTACCTCGCACAAGTGAAGAGGCTACTGAGAAAAAGTTAACTGACTGGAGTAACGAACCAACGTTACGTCAGTTGAAAGTTGACTTTGATCAGTCAAAGCCCGCACATGATGCTCAGGTTGGTCGTATTAAACACTGGCAGGATCTGCTCAATGTAACCGGAGCACAGAAGCCACCAAAGGTAAAAGGCCGTTCTTCGGTACAGCCAAAGTTGGTGAAGCGTCAGGCTGAATGGCGTTACTCAGCACTGACAGAACCTTTTCTTGGTTCCAACAAGCTGTTTAATGTCAGCCCGGTAACGTTTGAAGATGCTCCTGCTGCTGTTCAAAATGAACTCGTTCTGAACTGGCAGTTTCGCACCAAACTGAACCGTGTGAGTCTGATCGATACTTTCGTCCGAACCACAGTGGATGAAGGTACTTCTATTGCTCGTATTGGCTGGAAACGTGTCACTGTTAAAGTGAAAAAAGAAGTCCCTGTGTACTCGTATTATCAAATCGAGCAACAGGAACAACTTCAACAGTTACAGCAAGCAATCGAACTGGAACAAGACAACCCACGAATGTTCCATGAGCAAGCACCACCTGAACTGGCTGCTGCACTGGAATATTACAAAGAATCTGGTGTTCCTGTTTATGCTGAACAGACCGGAACTCAGGAAGTGGAAGTTGATCAGGTACTGGAAAACCGCCCAACGGTTGACTTCCTGAACCCGGAAAACGTTTACATTGATCCATCCTGTAACGGTGATTTGGATAAGGCTCTGTTTGCAGTGATCAGCTTTGAAACCAATCAGGCTGAACTGAAAAAAGAACCAAAGCGTTACAAGAATCTGGACAAGGTTGACTGGAAAGGTAATGGCCCAGCCACTAAACCGGATCATGCAACTACCACACCACAGACGTTTGAGTATCAGGACGAACTTCGCCGTAAAGTCGTAGCCTATGAGTATTGGGGCTTTTATGACATTGATGGTGACGGTCGTCTGCAACCTATCGTTGCAACGTGGATTGGTGACACCCTGATTCGAATGGAGATGAACCCATTCCCAGACAGCAAACTTCCTTTTGTTCTGGTTCCATATCTACCAGTTAAACGTGATCTGTTTGGTGAGCCAGATGCAGAACTGCTCGAAGATAACCAGAAGATCCTCGGTGCATTAACCCGTGGAATGGTGGACTTGCTCGGTCGTTCAGCAAATAGTCAGCGTGGTTTTGCTAAAGGTATGCTTGATCCTCTGAACCGCCGTCGATACGACAACGGGGAAGACTATGAGTACAACCCTAACAGCAATCCACAACAGCAGATCATTGAGCACACTTACCCAGAGTTGCCTCAGTCTGCAATGCTGATGTTGAACTTGCAGAACAATGAAGCTGAATCACTTACTGGTGTTAAAGCCTTTGCTGGTGGTGTATCTGGTGATGCTTATGGCGATGTAGCTGCTGGTATCCGTGGTGTTCTGGATGCAGCAAGTAAACGTGAAATGGCTATTCTTCGTCGTCTGGCAAAAGGCATGACAGAGATCGGTAACAAGATCATTGCCATGAATGCCGTATTCCTGTCAGAAGAAGAAGTGGTGCGTGTTACTAACTCTGAGTTTGTCACTGTTCGTCGTGAAGACTTAGCGGGTAACTTCGATCTGGAAGTAGACATTGCAACAGCAGAAGTCGATAACCAGAAGTCTCAGGATCTGGCATTCATGTTGCAGACTATTGGGCCAAACATTGACCCACAGATCAGCATGAAAATTCTGTCTGAGATTGCCAAGCTGAAACGTATGCCTGAACTGGCTCATACTCTGGCAACCTTCAAGCCACAGCCTGATCCATTCCAAGAGCAGATGAAGCAACTGGAACTCCAGAACAAACAGTTGGAGAACCAGAAACTGCAATCTGACATTGAACTGAATCACGCTAAAGCACAGGAAGCTATGGCTAACCGTGATCAGAAGAACCTCGACTTTGTGGAACAGGAAACGGGTACTAAACATGCTCGTGACATGGAGAAGCAAACTGCACAGGCTCAAGGGAACCAAGCACTGGAAGTTACTAAAGCTCTGCTCAAACCGACTAAGAATGCTAACGGCTCTGAGTCCAAACCGGACGTTCCAGCAGCAGTTGGATTCAATGCTCTTAGTCATAACTTGAATAGTGCTGGACAGACGGCAGTGCCTGACTCTACTATGCAGCGAGATAATCAGTCAGGTGTAAATCCTCAGTTATCATTGGGGTCTAAATACTTCGATCCTTCACAGGATCCGGCCCTGAACCCAAACCTCAACATTTAAGGTAGAAACAATGTCCGTATTTGCTCTCGAACAGCAACTGAACAAGTCTAAGCAAGCCATCGATCTTCGGAACTTAGCCCTCAAACTGTCAGAGAATGCCGAATTCAAAAAAGTCATTCTGGATGAGTTCTGTGTTAAAGAGTGTGCTCGTTATGCACAGCTTTCCGCAGATCCAACACTGTCAGCCGAAGACCGTGCCAATTCACTGGCATTGGCTCAAGCAGCAGGTCATCTCAAGCGTTACCTTTCTGTACTGGTTCGCATGGGTGATGTAGCTGAAAGTGATCTGGTAAATCTCCAAGAACAGATTGAATTGGCCCGTGCGGAAGAGGGAGCTGAGTAATGACCAAGCCGACTGAGCAAACCACTCAGTCGGACAACCCACTGGGTATGTCCGACGATGAAATCATGAACATGAATTCACCTTCCCAGCTTATTAAAGCCCCGGAAAGTGAACCACCAGTCAATAGTGAAGAACCTCCAGTTAACACCGAAGAAGAAACTGCCACTACTCAAAAGCCAGAAGTTGAGGAAGAAGAGTCTACTTCTACTGGTAAAGTAGAAGAAAATAGCGATAATAGTGACAACACTTCGGTCAACACTGATGAGACTGACCCGGCAAAGACTGCAAGTAAGACTGATACCTCTTCGACGGAAGAGACTAATCAGAGTACCCAGTCGAAAGATGGTAAGGCGAAACCGGAAGGTGAGAAGCCAGCATCTGGGGAAAAGCCAGAAGAGTCGAACTCAATTGATTACGAGTCATTTTACAAAGCTGTGATGAAGCCTATTAAGGCGAATGGCAAAACCGTGGAGATTCGTACTCCAGAAGAAGCCGTTCAACTTATGCAAATGGGCGCTAATTACACCCGTAAAATGCAAGACATTGCTCCGCATCGTAAGACCCTGTTGATGCTGGAGAACAATGGGCTACTGGATCAGGACAAACTGGCTTTTCTAATTGACTTAGACAAGAAGAACCCTGATGCAATTAAAAAGCTCATTCGTGAATCCGGCATCGATCCAATGGACTTCGATCCGAACGAGCAACTGAATTACCAAAAAGGCAATCACGCTGTCAGCGATGAAGAGGCGAATTTCCGTAGCATTCTGGACGATGTAAAATCCACCCCGGAAGGTATGGAAACTCTGCGTACCATTAATGATTCGTGGGATCAGGCCAGTAAGGAATATGTATGGGCGAACCCAGACGTTATTTCCGTCATCAACGAGCAGCGTAATAACGGCATTTATGACCGTATCGCAAGCGAAGTTGAACGCCAACGTACACTGGGTAAGATCCCAAGTAATGTTTCGTTCTTGCAGGCGTATAAGGTAGTTGGTGATGCAATGCAGGCACAGAATGCATTTGCTGATCTTGCTTCTGCTGGTTCCGAACCTGTTCAGCCACAAGCTAAACAGCCAATCGCTACCAAAGCAGCAGCACCTAAGCCACAAGTAACAAATAGTGAGAAGGCAAATGCTGCATCGCAGCCTCGCCATACCTCAACGCAGAAAGCGTCACGGACTAAGAACCCGCTTGAACTGAGCGATGAAGAGTTCATGAAGCAGTTTGAAAATCGCCTTTAAGGAAAACTTTAAATGTTGAATTACAACGCCCCTATTGATGGACAAAAATCTACCATCGACGGTGACGGCTCTGACCAGATGAATACGTTCTTCTGGCTCAAGAAGGCGATCATCACCGCTCGTAAAGAGCAGTTCTTTATGCCGTTGGCGAACGTCACCAACATGCCAAAGAACTACGGTAAAACCATTCGTGTGTACGAATATGTGCCACTTCTGGACGACCGTAACATCAACGATCAGGGTATCGATGCTAACGGTGTTACCATTGCTAATGGCAACCTGTACGGTTCAAGCAAAGACGTTGGTACTATCACCAACAAACTGCCTACTCTGACCGAGAATGGCGGTCGTGTTAACCGTGTCGGCTTCACCCGTATTCGTCGTGAAGGTTCGATTCACAAGTTTGGTTTCTTCCATGAGTTCACTCAGGAGTCTATGGACTTCGATTCTGATGACACTCTGATGGATAACCTGTCTCGTGAACTGATGAACGGTGCTGTCCAACTGACCGAAGCTGTACTGCAACGTGATCTGCTGGCTGCTGCTGGTGTGGTTCTGTATGCAGGTGCTGCTACCTCTGATGCAACCATCACTGGTGAAGAGACTGCTGCTGCTGGTGGCAACCCAGCAATCCCAGCGTCTGTTGTGAGTTATCGCAACCTGATGCGTCTGGATCAGATCCTGACCGACAACCGTACTCCGACTTCCACCACTATCATCACTGGTTCTCGTCTGATCGATACCAAAGTGATCGGTGCTACTCGTGTAATGTACGTTGGTTCTGAACTGGTTCCACTGCTGAAAGGCATGACTGACCTGTTCGGTAACAAAGCGTTCATCGAGATCCAGCACTACGGTGATGCGGGTACAATCATGAACGGCGAAATCGGTTCTATCGATAAGTTCCGTATCATCCAAGTGCCAGAAATGCTGCACTGGGCTGGTGCTGGTGCTGCCGTAACTGCGAATCCGGGCTACCGTACTTCTACCGTCAATGGTGCAGAGCACTATGACGTTTACCCAATGCTGGTTATCGGTGATGACTCGTTCACCACTATCGGTTTCCAGACCAATGGTAAGACTGTGAACTTCACCGTCATGACCAAAATGCCGGGTAAAGAAACTGCTGACCGTAACGATCCATACGGTGAGACTGGTTTCAGTTCAATCAAGTGGTACTACGGTATCCTGATTAAACGCTCTGAGCGTATCGGTCTGATCAAGACTGTTGCACCAATCTAAGTAATGTGGGAGGCTTCGGCCTCCCCTCTTTTCTCAAGAAACAAAGGACAAGCCAATGAGCACCCTTCAAAACCAGAACACCGGTCATGACGAAGCAGTACAAATGAACCCAGAAGATGAACGCCAAGCACTGATGGCTCGTGCTCGTATGATGGGCATCGAATTCAGTAACAACATCGGCACTGACACTCTGCGTCAACGCATCAATGACAAGATGGAAGGTAAGCCGGAAGTAGCTCCAGAAGCTGCACAAACAGTTAACCCTCTTGCTGATCCTGCTCCACAGAAGGTTCGTACCCTTCGCCAGATGCAGCATGATGAGCAAATGAAGCTGGTACGCATCCGTATCCAGTGTCTGGATCCAAAGAAGAAAGACCTTCCCGGTGAAATCCTCACTGTTGCCAATGAGTTTTTAGGCACTGTGAAGAAGTACGTCCCATACGGCGAACACACCGAAGATGGTTATCATGTGCCGTACTGCATCTACCGTTTGCTGGACAGTCGTAAGTTCCTGAACATCCGTACTGTGAAAGATCGCCGTACTGGTATTGAACGTGTAGAATCAACGTGGGCCAAAGAGTTCGCTATCGAAGTTCTGCCGCAGTTAACTGCACAGCAGATCAAAGATCTGGCGACAGCCCAAACCGCAGCGGGCAGCTTGAACTAAATCAATTCGATTTGAACAACGGCCCTTAATTGGGCCGTTTTTATATGGGTGACTCAATGAGCACATATCAATTAGAGACAGAAGCTAACAGTGTATTTGATGCACTGATGGCAGGTGTTGAGTTCAATATCCCTGATATTGACTTGTCTGGCCCTGAGTACAATTTGCCTGATGGGGCAGATGGTGAACTGTATAAGCAGATCTCCAAGCTGACTGATGCTGATCTGAGTACCACGTTTAATGACCTGATGAGGTCGATGAAAACTCTGTTACAGGGTGAGTACGAGACAGGTCGTATCACAGGTGCTGAATATACCAAAGCCTACGTTGCTCTGGTTGGTGGTACTTTGCAGAATGCTACCCAATTCCTTCTGGGTCGTGATGCTGCATTCTGGCAGGCACAACAGGCTCAGATTGCTGCTATTACTGCACGAGTTCAACTGCAAACCTCTAAGGTGCAACTGGCCTCTGTACAGTTGGAAGCTCAGACTGCTAAAGCTCAGTACGCTCTGGCTAAGTCCAAGCTGGCAACCGAGTCTGTAAACTACGGTATCGCTACCTTCAATCTGTCTCAGTTAATGCCATTGCAGAAAGCTGGTGCTGGATTGCAGAACGATATGCTGACTCAGCAGATCAAGACTGAGGGTGTCAACTACAGCGTTGCTGCCTATAACCTGTCCTCTATTCTGCCTGCTCAGTTCACTAAGTTGCAGAACGAGAACACCATGATCTCTCACCAGACCAAACTGGTTGATGAGCAAATGGAAACAGCCCGTGCTCAGACACTCGATACTCGTACCGATGGTCAGGTCGTTGCTGGTTCTACTGGTCAGCAGAAACTGCTCTACAAACAGCAGATTGTTAGCTACCAGCGTCAGTCTGAGGTGAATGCTGCCAAGCTGTTTACTGATGCATGGATTACGCAGAAGACAATTGACGAAGGTCTGACTCCACCAGAGAACTTTGCCAATGCGTCTGTGAATACCATTTTGGGTACACTGAAAACAAACAACAGTCTGGGATAAGAAAATGGGTTTCAGCCTCAAAGCCAAGAAGAAGATCTATGTTTCCTCTGTCGTCTACAACCTTGCAGGCGATGAGGAAAAACGCCCCAATTACCTGAAATCAACGGTGATGGGTAAGATCATTGCTGATACAAATCCAAGCCAGTCGATGGCTAATGCGATCCAAAACAGCTATATCACTGGGCCGGGGCTGAGACTTCGCTCTTTTATCAAGTGGGCTGATACGTCAGGCTACGATGATCTGTTGGGCATTCAACCTGCTACTATTTATTTGGGTGACAGTATTGATGCTTCGGCATTAGCAGCACAGATCCCCCATGACAGTAACTACACTGTGAATATTCTGGATTCAGAATCTGGTGTGGCTGACTGGACATGGTGGGCTGACCAGTACATGTTCAAGAACCATTTGGATCTTGTGAATACTGACTGGGTAGCAGACTTTAAAGATGACACACAGCAACTTGTCATCACGTTCGCTGATGGTACTAAAGAGTCATTTACTCCAGAGAATTACCATCCGGGAGCCAACTATATCTATGCCTTGTACTCACTGACTCAGGGCAATACACCCGGTGAAGTTGTGCCGGGTAATCCTGTTCTCATTGGTTCTGATGAGCCATTCCCGTCTACTACTGGATGGGATACCAACAGCTATTCAGCCAAGAACACTGACGTTACTCTCAATAAAAAAGTAACTGTGGTGAAGTCGTATTCAGATGGTCGTCCTGACGAAACATCTACGGGTACTTCCACATCGACAGATACTTATCTCAAGATCGATGGGGAATATGAAAAGACTGAATTTGCTGGTCGTGTTGATACTGCTGACGGTCAACAGATCCATAACACACGGTCAGTCATGCACCAGAACCAAGCTGGAGTTATTACAGACGCCGAGCCTGTTGTTGATACCCAAACCGAGGAAGTTGATGGAGTAACCGTTACTACCACGACAACCACTGAGCAGCAGGTACTGAAAGTACAGCGTTCGTATCAGGTCGATACTCAGGACATTATCACTTCTGCTTTCTATGGTTCTCAGGTTTTCCTGTATCAGTTCGGTACGGGTAACTCTGTACTCGATGGGATGTTCTCACCAACTGAGTCGAGCAACATGTTTGCCCCATTCATTCCGGTGCGAATTGACAACGATATGATTACGGATAACCGCTTTGCTGATTACTTTCCTATGGTTCAGAAAGCCTATAAGAAAGCGACTAATGCCAAGTTCGATAAGATCATTGAGAAAGTGAAAGACAACAAAAGTCTGGGCGATATTGACTATGCCTATGTCGTCTTTGGCACCTCACTCAATGTGAAGGAAGATGCCTGCCGTAAGTACATGTACAAGTTCTTCCAGACCATGTTACAGACTTCTACTGGTGTCACTACAGCTTATGGTGAGTACAAGACTCAGATGGCTAAGGCCACTGCTTCTGTTGATGCATGGAATGTCTGGCTTGCTGCACAGAATGATCCAAGCAACTCACTTTATGGCACACCTGAACCAACGAGGATTCCATACCCTACTCTGCCTGTCAGTTCGATCCAGATAAAAGGAAATAGTCTGATGAACTACAACATGACTATTTCATGGTCGGCTATGGCTGAGACAATTGGCACAGGTATGCATGATGCCAACCACAAAGTGGGCGATTGCTGGTTTGTCATTAACGCTGACGATGAGTACACCCAAAGCATTTACACAGGTGGTGGTGAAGCTCCAGAGACTACATTCTCTGTGGATCACGTTACCCTGTACTGGCAGGAAACAAAGAACCGTTGGCGTGCAATGAACATCTGGGGTCTGTATCACAACAACAAAATTTACGGTGGTAAATCTGTTGGGATCTCCGCTAAAGATGCTCTGAATGATAGTGAAGAATCTGGCTTTATCATCCCGATAAACCGTGATATTTACTCAGCTATCTCGTTGGTGGATGCAACTCAAATGTCCACTGCCTGCATGTTCATGGTGTTCAACTGCTACAAAGTAGTAAAACAGAAATGGTATCAGACCGGATTTTTCAAAGTGGTTCTGGTCATTGTCATTATCATCATCTCGATCTATACCGGGGGTGCAGCAGCAGGTTTACTGGGTACGGCTGCATCTGTTGGTGCTGCCGTTGGTTTAACGGGTATTGCTGCCATCATTGTTGGTACGATTACTAATGCCTTAGCTGCCATGATCCTGATGAAGCTGATCGGTGTTGTTGCAGTAAAAGCCTTTGGTGAAAAGGTTGGTGTCATGGTTGGTGCAATCGCAGCCGTTATTGCTGTTGCCGTTGGTTCCAGCCTGTCATCTGGTGGCACAGTATCGGCTGGCTTTAGCTCAATGACTAATGCCGATAACCTTATGAAACTTACTGTTGCAGCAGGTAATGGTTACTCAGAATACATGCAGGCTGCCGTACAGCAGACAGTTGCTGAGACACAATCGGTACTCGACAAGTATAATGAGCAATCGAAGCAGATCGCACAGCAGTATTCTGATCTGGTCGGTACTGACCGTGGGGTCATTGATCCAACGTCATTAACTAACGCTACGCAACATATCTATGAGAATATGGACTCCTTCATTAGCCGTACATTGATGACAGGTGCTGATATTGCTGACCTGTCAATCTCAATGCTGGAGAACTTCGTCGATATGACGACAAGCGTAGATCTGACGATTTAAGAGGTAAAACAATGGCTGGGTACAATCTCGATGCTTTTAATGGTGTCGGTAGTGGTAACAATTTTGGAAGCCTGTCATCTTACGGTGCTGGCTCCCTTGCTCAAGATAACCCGTTTGGTTTGCAAAATTACGGCTTCTCAAACAGTGCTCAGAATTTGGGCAACCAGTTTGATGCTCTGAAAGCAAATCAGGGTACTATCGGATCAGCACAAAATACGCTGGGTGCAAACATTCCCACATTCCAACTGGGTCTGGCTGGTGTTGGTGCATTGGGTAACTTGTGGGGTGCATTTCAGTCCAACAAGCTGGCTAATGACCAGTTCAACTATACCAAGCAGATTACAGACACGAACCTTGCGAACCAGATCAAGACATATAACACTGCCTTGTCTGACCGAGCAAATGCCCGTGGTGCAATGGAAGGTTGGACTGACCAGCAGAAACAGGATTACGTTTCCAAAAATCAGCTTTCTAAATAAGGGAAAACGATGGCCCAGCTAACGTGGCGTAACGTTGATGCCCCTAATCTGTCTTCTGGATCCAATGGGGTTCGTAACACTGTTGACTTGTTCAGCAATGCTGCGAATATGCTCTCACAGGGTTTGGCTGGCTTTGGTCAGGCACAGACAGAACAGGCAAACAATGCTGCTTTGCAAAATGCAATGCAGATCCAAGATGCAAGTGCTTACCAAAATGCTCTGGCAAATGGGTCACTGTTTCAGGGCATCGATGCAAGCAAGATTGATCCCCGTACTCTGGCTGCTTTGCAGAATCGTACTGGTGATTTGCTGAATAACGCATCTGCCCAACAGACTCTGGACTTTAAGCAATACGGTCTGGATCGAACCAAACAACAGGATGCAAATACCGATGCTGCTGCTCCAATCATGGAACAGATCCAACGGGCTTATGCGTCTGGTAATACTGCTCTGGCAGAACAATTGCAGGCTCAGAATCAGGGTGTTCTCGGCAAGCTAACTCCTGATCAACAGAACGCCTTGCTGCGTAATGGTCAGAGTTTCAATGCCAACAATACTGCCAATGATCAGGCTGCATGGAACTTCGGTAATGCTCAGACTGACCGTGGTGAAAGTCGTGCTGTAACGGCTGCTTTGGCTCGTGTTAACGATCCTAACAACCTTACTGCTGATGATCGTCAGGCTGCAATGTTCCGTGAATTGCAGAACCTGAATCCTAATGAACGGGCTGCTTTCCAGCGTCAGATGGGTAGTGCTCTTTCTGGATCTGCTGGTGCAACGGGTGGTGGTGCTGCTTCACTGATGACAGGTGGTGCTCAGTTGCCAGCCAGCGTCAACACAGTAGGCGATTTTGTTGATAACAAATCTTCTCTGCTGTCTGGCAATGGTGGTAAAGGCACAGCTACTGGTCTGTGGCAGATTACCTCTGACACGTATAAACAGTTTGCACAGCAAGCACTGGGTGACAACTGGCGTGATGCAAATATCCGTGATCCAGAAGTGCAGAACAAAGTGGGTGAAGCAATCTGGAACTCAGTGAAAGATAACCCGACTGGTATTGCTGGTCGTTGGGCTTCACTGACTCCTGCTGATGCTCAGGCCATGAAAGGCAAAAGCTGGAATGATGTTCGTGACACCATTTCTCAGCGTGAGTCTGGGGCAACTATTGCTCAGATCCAGAATCAGCTTACTACCGATGCTAACGTTGCTCGTCGTGTTAGTTCTGGTCAACAGGCTGAAACTGCTGCCTTGAGTGCGAACTCTGTTAATCCTGCTCGTTGGCTCAGTGCTGTTAATGACCGTAATGATCAGAGTCAGGTTTCTGCTGCTATTGCTAATGACCCAGCATTCAAAGGTGTTGGTCAGGATGAAGTAGCACGTAACATTGATATGATTCGGTCTATGCCCGGTGGTAAAGATCTGACTCAGGCACAGGCTGGTGAAATTTATCAGCGTAGCCGTCACTCTGGTGGTGGCCTCTGGGATCGTACTGGTCGAAGCATTCAGAATGCTGTTGGTCTGGGCAACCCGACTGATGGTGCTGGCATGATCTTTGATAAAGACGTAGCCGAGCAACTGGTTAAGCAGGCCAGCAATGGTCAGGTTAACTCTGGTATTCAGAACGAAGTTGACCGTAATCAGTCTGCTCAGATGCTGGCAACGGCTGTACAGAGTCAGCAGCAGGCAGGTGCTGTATTGCAGCAGGCTATTCGCCAGCAGCAGAATGGTGCAAATATTCCCCCTGCTCAGATGGCTCGTTATCAGGCACAGCTTGATAAAGCTACTGCTCAGGTGAATGCACTGAATCAGCAAATGGCTACTGCTCCCGGATCTCAGCCAGCAGGTTGGAGTGCTCCACCTACACCAGCCCCAGTTGAGACAAAGGCACAACCTCAGCCAAGTCGAGCGATTCCACTTGTGGATCAGCAAACGGCTCCGGCTCAGGGTAAATCCTTTACTCAGCAATATATTGAGAACTTCCGTGGTGCTCGCCCTTCTTAACTGGTTCGCACTGGATTAAACTAAACCCGGACATAACTTGTCCGGGTTTTTTTATGTGGTAAAGTAGCCCTCAAATATATCTCGAAAAGGATACCTAATGGCTGGCGTACAAGACTTGCTAAATCAGGCTGTGACCCCGACTACTACGGGAACATCTCAGTCAGTGATGCAAAACGTAGACAGCGTTTCATCTTCTAAACAAGATGCAGTAGCTGCCGCATCTGCTTCCAAACAGCAGGCGTTAGGCACACCAAATATGTACAACGTTGCGGCTGGTCGTAATTCTGGATATGGATCTGCTTCTGCTCAGACTCCGCTGGAAGCCGACTTGCTGAACATGTCAGACGTTGATCTGATTGGTAAATACGGCAGTGCTCAGGGTATTGACCTTGCCAACCAACGTGCAACAGGCAACGCTGAATTCACCAATGACTTACTGGCCCCTCGTACTGGGAACCAAGCAATTGCTGACTCTGTAATTGGTGTCGGCATGGGCTTAGGTAACTCTGTGCTGGGTATTGGTGCTTTGGGTGCTGGACTCGTCAATGACGATGCTGGTGTCTGGGCTGCTAATGTTGCTGATGAGTTCAACAAGAATGCTCAGAATGCTCAGTCAGCCAGTCTGAATGCCCAACGTCAGGCGTCACAGGCTCAGGCAGAATTGGGTTATCGTGACAATACGAAGCAGTTCGAAGAGGATAAAGCCAATGATGGTAATTTTATTGCTTCCCTTCGCCGTATTGGACGTGATGCTGGTGTGGCACTGGATACTACTTTAGACAGTGGTGCAATGACAGGTGATGGTTTATCACAGGCCGTTGGCTCATTACTGACTGCTGGCCCACTGGGTAAAGGTTTATCTGCTGCTGGCAAACTCATCGTTAATCCTGCTACTCGTCGGGCTATTGGTCTGGCAGGTGAACTCGATGCAGCCGCTGGCACAACTTCTGCTGCCCGTGTCCTTTCTTCCATTGGATCCAAAGTACCAGAACATGCTTCTACTATGGCTGCTATTGGCCTGATGGAAGGTGGTGGTGCTTATCAGCAAGCCACTCAGGAAGCCTATGAAAAACTGAAAGGTCGTACCGATCTGACAGAAGATCAGAAAGTTGAAATGGCTAACCGTGCTGGTCTGGTATCTGCTGCAATTCAAGGCCCATTAGCTGCTGCTACTGGTTCCATTGCTGCCAAGTTTGAAGGCAATCCGCTGGGTGCTAAGTCACTGCGTGAGATCGGTCAGAACATCCTGAAAGAAGGTGCAGAAGAAACTGTTCAATCAGCAACTGGTCAGGCTGCACAAAACTACGGTCTGAAACAGGAAGTCGATCCTAATCGTTCCCTGTCAGAAGGCGTGGGTGAGCAAGCTGCTCTGGGTGGTCTGTTTGGTCTGGGTGCTGGTGGTCTGGTACAGACTCCATCTCTGGTTAACGTCACTGCTGGCAATGCTGCTCGTGGTGTGAAAGATGCCATTACTGACCGTATTGGATCTGTTACTGCGAACAATGAACAGGCTTCACCTGTTTCCAATGCCAAAGTGTCCGAAGCTGCACAGGTGATCCAAGAGGCTGCACCACAGGCCGTACAGGAAGCACAGCAGGCTGTTGCTGACGATATCTCAATGGATGAAGGCCGTAAGCAAGAGATCAATGACTATGTTGATGCTCTGGCTGGTGCATTCAACTTTGAACCAACGGAACTGGAAACTGTTTCTCCTGAGACTGCCTCTGCAATTGGCAATGCCACTAACCGTGTTGATGCGATGCATAACATGGCTGACTTCGTTGCGAACCAAAGCAATGATGACCTGTCACGTCTGAAAGTAATGCAGGAACTGAATGCATTTACCGACATGCTGGATGGTTTTATTCAGTCAGAACCAGAAGGTTTAACTGGTCTGGATGAGTCACATCCTGCTCGTCAGTTAGCTGATGGTGTGCAGAATCTGATTACTAAAATCGGTCAGACTCCAAGTATCCGTAAAGCTCAGGAAGCAATGACTCGTATTGCTGAGGGTGCTCAGACTGATGCTCTGATCGAGCCAGTAACAGAAGCAAGTTTGTCTACGCCGGAAGGTCAACAGAATGTCCAGAACCACGTCACAATTGCGGAATATGCACCGGAGAAAGCAAATCTGGATGCGGTCGAAACGATCCTCCGTCATGCCCGTAGTGGTGCTGTGCAACTCAGCCCCAAACAACGTACTGCACTGGAAACAGCAGCCTCAATCCTGAATGCTGCAAAACAGTACGATGCTGAGGCTGAGGCACAAGGCTTACGCCCGCAGGATATTGTTAGCAAGCAGATTAAGACGGACGAAAGTCGTAGTGATGCTTCGAGCTATTCTGCGTTGCAACACGCGAAAGAAGTTCGCAGGTCGTACAGTGCGGGTAACTTCGAAGCTGCCCGGAGCCAACTTCTCGATTTCCAGAAGTTCGCCCAGCACATGCAGAACAAGGTCGCTGCGATCAACTCCCACCTTGCGAGCGGGAACAACGATGCGAACCGTTCTGTCCGTTATCAGGCTCTGCAAGATGACAGAACTTTCCGGGAGTCCAAGAACGGACTGGGTGTTAATACCGGATCCGCTCGCTCCGTTGCCTTCGCCAAGCAGGTAGGGCTTGAAAGTCAGACCCTGACTAACCTTGTGAATAGTCTGGCTACGGCTTTTCCTGAACTTAATGTTTCCCATTTGGAGCAAACTCCCCTCGATCCTTTACTGGCTCAGGGAACTCCACAGCAGGTTGCTCAGGAATTCCGAGATGGCACTCGTAAAGTCGGTCAAAATGTGGCGTCAAATACTACCTCTAAGGGTAGCCAAGATGTGACAGAAGAAAATAAGACCAGTCCTCAAACTGCCGAAACAATGTCTGACGAACAGATTAAGAATCTCAGTGATGAAGAACTTAATGCTGCAATGTCAGATGCTTCCGGTCGTTTAGCACAAGGCTTTAATGCTGTAGACAATGAGAACTTTTCTCGTATGTCTGATGAGCAAGCAGCCAGAAGCGAAGCGACTAAAGAAGATAGTAAACCCGAACCACAGGAAACTGATACTAAATCTGTAGAAGAAAATGTAACCACTGTTACTGAACCAGTAGAAGAAAAACCTGCTGATATTAATGAGCATTTCTCTTCATTGGTTCAGCCGAAAGCAGGTAATAAATTCCTGTCAGCCTTCAAGTTCCCGAAGACAGATCGGACTCACATTGTTCGTGAAGCCAATCCTGTTGCTTTCGTGAAAGAAGCACTGTCAGCCAGCACTGTGACTGATCAGGGTTATACCGTTCAGGCTCCGATTTCCCGTGCGTACAATAAGTATCTGAATCTGGCTCCTGCTATTTATCGTGGCATGAATAACCAGTTACAGGCATGGGCAACCACGCCAGATACCAAAGGTCGTCAGCCCGGTACAGAATTTCTGGAAGGCCGTACTGATGCCAACACTTGGCAGTCAGGTAAGTTGCTAAACATCGTTGATAACAAAAACGGTAAGCTGCAACTGAACAGCCAACTGTCACAGTCAGCAATTCTTGCTGGTCTGCATTGGGCATTGAATGCGAATAACTTCACCAATCCTATTGATAACGAAGGTGTGGCGAAGCGTTTAGGCATTCCTGAAATGAGTGTGAACGATGAACTGACTGAGTTCTTTAACTCAGGAATGACTGCACTGGATGCACAGCAGTCGCTCGCTAAAAAAGTAAAACAGTTCTGGGGTGTGTCCAATAATGCTGATGAGAAGATCGGTTACACCGATGGTATTCCATCTGCAATGGCTGGTGAGTTACTGGAGTCAATGGTTAGCAATGGTCTGATCAATGAAACTCGTGCTCAGATTGCCTATACCCTGCAACCCGGTCTGGAAGATATTCCAGAAAACCGTGGCATTTACTTCTTGGTTCCTGCTGATAGCAAGCTGGAAAAAGGCCAGAAGCAACTGACCATGTTCAACATGTACAGCATTAACCCTGAAAACGAGTTCATGTCTCCAGACAATGAGATGCGTCAGTACCCTGATGCAATTGAACACGCTGTCATGGTTGATCCAGAGAATGTCATGTTCTTTGGTGATGACAAGGTTCCTTTGTCTCGTACACAGTTGAACAGTGATTGGGTGCCAGTGACTAAAGAGCAGGCCACTGTTATTGCCAATAACAATGCAACGCCTTATTACCCACACATGCCTATGGTTAATCTCTACTCAGAACTGGGTGAGAAAAACATTCTGGATCTGTTGGGTGAAGGTGATCTGGCTGGTAATACCAACGTCTTCAACAAGAACTACATGAAGACACTGGAAGGACGTAACCTGTCTATTCAGTCTGCATTCCGTCAGTTGCAGAACGTGATGACTGCTGCACAGAACCGTGCTGATACTGCTGGCATTCCTGTAGAGGAACTGGCTCATCATTACGGTCATGCGATCACGTCCGTTAACCGACTGCAAATGCTAGGTAAACAGAATCCTCAGTCTTCCAAACTGGTTCGTGAAGCAATCATGTCTACGTGGTCAACACTGGATATGAACCAGAAAGAGAACAGCGATAAGTTCATGCTGGCTATGGCTCAGGCACTGGGTGTCAAAGTTCACAATATGCCGCTGGCTGATTCTGTTCGTGAAGCTGAGAATATGCTGGAAGGTGATCTGAGTGATGCCGTTCAGATGCTGGGTGAGTTCCATCGTACCGGTAATCTGCCTCGTGATGCTGTGCAGACTCTGCGTGATGCATTTGGTGGTAAGAAACTGGCCCCAATGGAACTGCAAGCGATCAGTGAATATGCTCGTTTACAGAATGCCACGGATGAAGAACGTGCAGCGTTCCGTACTCCTGCATATGTTGAAGCTGATGGAATGACCAACGGTGTGATCAACGCCATTTCCCTGATGACCTCTGGTGCATTTACCGAAGGTGAGTTAGCCAACCTGTCTCGTGGTGGTGTAACTGTCGGTGGTAATGAGAACGACACAGCCAACAATATCCGTACTGCTAACAACGAGGACATGTACACCTCGACTGTTAAGATCCTCAAGAATGTACTGGGATCTTTGAAAAACCATCTGGAACCAACTCCACTGGTTAAGCAGCAGATGCTGAATGTCGAACGTCTCATGGCTCTGTTTATGCCGGGTGATGTATCACTGAATGCTAACGGTGATCTGGAACTGAAACGTGGTGTCACTAAGAACCCGTTGACCATTACTCTCTATGGTTCCGGTACTCAGGGTATTGCAGGCAAATTCGTTAAACAGATCACTGATGGTATTTACCAGACCATCTCTCTGGCTAATGAACGTTTGAAAAACAATCCAGATATGGATGCCCGTGAAGCATTGTTCCCCGGTCAGCCTGAAAATGCAGAGATGTTCAGCAACATCATGGATGATCTGCTGTCGTCAGTAGCAGTTAACAAACAGGGTAAATTCTCTCTGGTTAACTCTAATGCTGAACTGATGGACTTGCAGAACATGGCAGAGTTCACCTTTAACAGTGCTCAGTTACGTGCATTGCAAGGCAACCTGCACACTCTGTTTGTACAGCCTATGCGTATGGCAATAGACAAGTCTGTTGGTGAATCCGTAATGGAAAACACTACACTGATTCGTCGTGCTACTCAGGCACAGAGTATCTACCTGCAAGAAGCGTTTAAGAAAGCAGTTGCTGAACGTGTGCAGTGGAACGTTGACAACACTCCGGGCTACAAAAAGACTGAGTTCCTGTCACAGCGTGAACTGAATGATATTCGTGAAAGCCTTTCTTCACTGGCTCCACTGGTGACTACTGGCACACAGAATTTCTTCATTGCTGGTTCCCAGAATACTGATGTACAGGGATCACTGTTGTCTCGTAACTTCTCTGGCAAATTTGCTGCTCAGACGATGGTTGCTGGCCCATCCGATTCCGGTGTCTCCGGTATCCCATTCATGAACATTGGTATGGGTGACGGTCAGATGGTGCAGAGTGCGTATGTAGGCAAAGATGCTCCACAGAAATCTACCCCGATTTTTGATGGTGTTAACCTTGCTCTGGATCGCATGAATGAAGACAGCCGTACCATGAACAAAGCTGTTTATACTGCATGGCAGAACAACCCATTACGGGCTGTGCTGAATGCCTACGATACTCTGATGACTCAGGCCGATTCTGCTTACCCAGAAGCTGCTCATGCTGCACTGGTTAAAGCTGTGATCGATGATGCTGCTGCTGTTAAAGACCCAGCCTCTGTATCAAAAGAAGCTGTCAAAGCTGCAATGGTTGCTCTGCAAGCACAGTTGGCTAATGCTGCTGACAACATTGACGCACGACATGATCTGATGAGCAAAGTGCAATTGGCTGTTGACCAGATGGCTGCAACGGGTAATCCGTATGTGCAAACTGGCCCAGCAGTGCAGGGAACATTTGCTGAAAAGGCACATACCCTGAATCAGATGCTGGAAGGTAAGGTATCAACTGAGGCTCCTAAACCAGTTAACAAAGCAGTAAAAGCTGCCACTGTTGCTGATAAATCTGGTGCTCGTATTCTGCCACAGTCAAACCTGCGTAGCCTGTTTGCCAATGCTGAACCAACTCAGAAGAAGCTCTTCCAGATGCTGATGCGTACTATGCCTAACCGCTATTTCAAAGTGGTAACAGGCAATGCACAGGAACTGGCTCAGTATGCACTGGACAACAACATTAATCTGGAAACAGATGATGGTTCTAATCCATTCGCTGATGGGGTAAACGGTCTGTACCATCGCCGTTCAAACACCATCTTTGCAATGTCAGCTACACCAGAAACTGTGCTGCATGAAATGATCCATGCTGCCACGATTGATCGTGTGTCTGCTGTGCTGAATGGTGAGGATCTCGGCCCACTGACAGGTGTCTATGAGGATGCTGTGGAAAATATCCGCACTCTGATGAATGACTTCCTGACTATGGATATTGGTGACTTTACTGTTGAACAGCAGATGGAAATGAACCATGCCCGTACTGAGATCAACCACTGGTTAATGTCCGGTCATCCAGTTGCAGAGTCCTACGCCATTAACGAATTCATGGCTTGGTCACTGGCTAACAATAAAATTGAGTCTGCCCAGCGTACTGTAAAAGCAAACCCAATTGTTCAACTGGCTAAAGATGCAGTGAAGTTTCTGAAACAACTGGTATTCGGTCGTAAGCGTATTGCTGAGAATCCGGGGGAAGACATGTTCTCAAACCTGTCTTTCAACACCAATATTCTTCTTGGTTCTCCGGTTACAACTCAGGGCTTAACCTCGGATACTGTTGCTTTCCAGAACCGTGCATACGGCAATGATCATCATCTACAGGAAATCATTGATGCCTTTGAAGGCACAGTGAATAACTACCTGAATGCTGCTCCTGATGTACAGGTGAAGTCTGCTCGTAAAACTGAGTACAGCAATGGGTTAATGGCTGGTCAGCGTATGCTGAATATTGCCACTGCTCATGGGTTCCCAATGACTATGCAGCAGGCTTCTGCCTACAGCATGATCGTTGCTGCTCTGCAAACTCAGGCGAAGATTGATCCTAATGCCATGACCCGTATGCAGGATCTGTTCAGTCATGTGACCAAAAACCTGACTGTGGAAGATCTGATGGACAAGAATGCTGTCGATATTCCTTCTGAGGAATCAATTGCACAGGAGCGTTATTCTGTCCTAATGGGTAACTACGGAACACAGACTGATGCTGTTGGTCGCTCTGCTCTGTTACCTTCTTTCATGGCTCTCACTATGGTCAGTCCTCTGCTGCGTGAAACATTGTCATCAATGCCACTGCCTAAGACTGAACGTAATGATGCAGGTACTCTGGATGCTGTACTGGAAAATGCTGGTCAGAATGCCCTGAATGCTCTGTCTCGATCCATGTCTGGTGAGAAAGGCGAGAACGTACAGGCTGCAATCGATGCACTGACTAACCGTATTGTTGATGTGGCTCAGAACCGTGAAACGTTCATTGACCAGTACGCTTCGACAACGGGTGGTTATGTAGACCGTGCTAACCAGATCATGACTGACACTCTGGAAAAACTGTCCGGCAACCTGATGGATGCAGGCGAGAAACTGAAAGGCTCTCACAACAAGTATGTGGGTGCTCTTGGTTCTTCACTGCGTATTATCGGTGCAATTGCCACTGAGCAAAACGGTGCTCATGTTGCCGAAGGTGTCATGGCAGCAATGAACCGTATGCGTGGTATGCAGCCGTGGTTTGATCTGGTGAATGACATGGTTGGTCGTACCTCTTCTAATGCCAATGTCTATGACATGATCAAAGCAGTACGTGCTCTGGTACAGCAGGATCGTCAGCAATTCCGTCAGCATTTGCCGACTGTTATTGCCGATAAATTCAGCCGTAACCTGAGTGATCGTGAGTGGGAAATCGTGCATCGTGGTCTGGCTAAAACTGACCTGACTTCGCTGCGTACTGGTTTCACTGATGAAGAAATCCATGCTCTGATTGCAGATCCAAAGAACCTGAGCAATGCCATTGACCGTATGGAAAAAGCCATTGAAGCACAGGATTCAGCTAATGCCGGAACCTATCGCAGCAAGGCTGATCAACTGGCTGAGTACATGATCAATGGAACTGTGGGTCGTAATCTTCTGCGTAATGCCAATGCTATCTCTGCTCTGCTGGGGGAACCAAAGCGAGGCAATGCAACGAAGGATGCAGCGTTTACTCAGCAAATTGATCATCTGGTGACAATGTATGCTCTGAGCAAGCTGGGGCTGCGTGAACGTATTGAGCTTTCTAACTTGGTTCAAACTGAGTCAGAAGGTATGGCGTTCTCAATGGCTTATATGCAGGGGCAACGTGCGGAAGAAATGCGTAAGGCTGAGTCTAGCCCTCGTGCTTTCTTCAACCAGTACAAAGGTTATATTCCATCGAACCAGCAAGAAGGTGTATCCCTGATCATTGCTGATGATGCTGATTATGACCGTCTGAGCAAAATGAGTTATGAGCGTGTTGCTCCTTACAATGCCTCATCTCTGGAGCCGGGTGCTGCAAGCCGTAGCTACTACTTTGCTCCGGTGTCAGGCCGTGCTGTGTTCAATCAGGGGATCATGCAGAACATCCGTATGACTGCCAATGGTGTAGACACTTCCACTGGCTTTACCGTAGGCATTACTGGTGGTGTCATTGCTGATAAAGCGACAGTAGAGCGTATTCGCAACCAGAAGCGTTCTAACGAGACTGGTGAGAATCTGATGCCAATCTATGATCGTGGTGGCAATGTCGTGGCATACGAGCGTTCTGTGGCTCCTGAGCAGCTTGCCCGACTGAACCGTGATACACACTTTGCCCGTAACGTGGGTGTGTGGCGTGGTCGTCAGGTAGAAGAAATCCGTGCTCATGGTGTAAACCAGAAGCTGGTGGATGCTGTCAGTGAGATGTACAACAAGGATGTGACTGCTGATCCAAGTAATGACAACATGTACGTCAATGTGTTTGAGTCAGACGATAAAGTTGTTCAAGATGCTGTGAAGCTGTTTACCCCAGAGATCAAAGACTATATGGCTAAGGTCTTTGGTGGTGAGAACATCTTTATGGTTCGCCGTGACATGCTGGCTGATACGCTGGGTTATCGTGAAGCAACCGTTGGTGATGCATGGACAGGGAACTCACGCTGGAATGATCGGACGTTGAAGACTGCACAGAATGTGGCCCTTGCCATGTATGGCAACAAGGCTTATCAGTATGCAACTAACAGCGAGAAGTTCATTCAGAACCTGATGCGTGATGCCCGTCAGATGATCATCGTTAAATCTGTTGTGGTTCCTGTTGCCAACACACTGGGTAACATTTACCAGTTGATTAGCCGTGGTGTTCCACTGGTTAACGTGGCTCGTCAGATCCCACGTAAACTGGCTGAAATCAACACGTACACCAAAACCCGTGTACGCCAGATTGAACTGGAAGCAGAACTGCGAGCAACCGATAACATTGTTGAGCAGCGTAAAATCAATGCTGAGATCCAGAGTATCGTAGACAGCCATAAGCGTATGTCGATCTGGCCTCTGATTGAAGCAGGTGAGTTCTCTGCCATTAACGATGCGTCACTGGATGAATCTGACATTGAGTTAACGTCAGGTCGTCTGTACTCATACTTCGAGCAGAAGATTAACCAGTTACCACAGGCAGTACGTACAGCAGGTCGGTATGCTCTGATTACTCAGGACACACCACTGTTTAAGGCTCTGGAAAAATCTGTCGAGTATGGTGACTTTATTGCTAAAGCAGTGCTCTACGATGACATTGTTAATCGTCAGGGCAAGGACAGTGCTTATGCTCTGTCTCGTGTAACGGAAGAGTTTGTGAACTATGATCGTCTGCCCGGTCGTTTCCGCTCCTACATGGAGAAGATGGGTCTGATGTGGTTCTATAACTTTAAGATCCGTTCGGCTAAGGTTGCTATGTCGATTCTGCGTAACAACCCGGTACACGCTCTGATGGGTGCAATGATGCCTCAGCCGTCAATCTTCGGTAACGTTGGTTCTCCGATTACGGATAACATCTTTACTGTTGCTGGTGATGGACGACTGAACTTCTCGTTCGGTATTGGACAGGCAATCCGTGCTCCGATGCTTAACCCGTGGGTAAACATCATGAGTCAGTAACCAAATAAAAAGGCTCCCAATGGGAGCCTTTCTTTTAACTCATTTCTGAGTAACCAGCTTCAAACACGTCTTTTGGACTCCAGCTAATATACCCGTCAAAGTCAGGATGATTGGGTTTGCCACCATCCAGATATTCAACAAGATAACCTTCGTCACTTGGATCTTCGTCAGCCGGAACTTCCCAGCCACGCAGTTTGTTATAGATGCCCCGGCTCATTGGAGTAGCCAGAACTTCTTTATGACAACGATAACGTTTAACCTTAATTTCCATCTGGTTCACCGCCTAGCAGTTCATAAATTTCCTGACCGCTTTCGTTGTTCTGGAAAGCATGTTCTTCCCAGCGATCCCAGTATTCTGCGAGGAAGTCACGCAGAACCTGTTGTTGATGTTCATCCATATTGGATCCTTAGAAGTATGGGATCAGTCGATCCACACCGTTGATATTTACGCTGATGTAGCCAGCAGGTGTTGTACTTGCTGGTGCAGCAGCTTCTTTGGTTTGTACTGTCAGTAAGCCCTGTTCATTGGCTCCGATGCCAGCCACACCGTTGTGGATACTGAAACGGTTTTGTGGAATACCGTAATCACCACCTTTGGCAAAGTTAGCTTCCAGTGCTGCAATTTCATCGGCATCCGTGATGGTACGAGTGTCAGAACTGAATGCAGTACAGTCACCAGCTTCGAAACGAGTCGGGCCAGTAGTGGTCAGATTAAAGATGGTGTCACCGGAGTGAGCAGCCAGCTTAACCCAGACTTTGGCATTGTCAGCCCACAGCTTCTGGTAACGAACATCAAGAATGGCATCTTTCCCTTCTTGGCTCATGTCAGCAAAGACTTTGTTCGATGCACGTTGCAGGGTGATCTTACGACGACCCATACCATCCATCTCAGAAGGCTTCTGCAATTTACCCGTTGGGGCAGCAGTATCACGCTTACCGAGGAAGTCGATTTCCCATGTCTGGCTCATTCGACGGAATGTGAAATTGCCAATGTAAACCCACAGATCCTGATCGGTATTGTTGGTGATTTTGTAGCCAGTATAGAAACCAGCACGGAAAGAGGCATCATGCATCTCAGTACCGTAGGTTTCATGGCGTACCCAGCCTTTCTCGTAGCCTGACAGCCACGACCCAGAAACACGATCATTGGTCATGCCACCGCCAGACTGGAAGTAAGCACCGTTGATCACTGCACGGGTATTGTTCAGGTTCAGGGGATTGTCAGAGGACTCAATAGAGAATGCTTCCATTACCCACTGACCGTTGTCCATATTGCCGGGGAAGCGTTGATGCTCGATCCAGACATTACGCATTAAGCCCTGAGTAACACGAGGCATATTCACGGTAGCCGGGCCATAACCATTTTGCAGGTTAGAGTTCTGCCAGCTAATTGCAGTCGAATGGTTCCATCCACCTTGAGGGTTATTGGAGTAACCAATATCGAATACCATGCCGTAAGTTTTGCTGGAATAAATCTGATCCAGTTTGGTGTCCAGTGTGTCGATCAGACGAATGGCAGTGCCACCAGTGTTACTGAATTTCAGGCAGAACAGGTTACAGAATTCACCTGTCTGGCAGATGTTCTCAAAGAATGGTTGCAGGTTTGAAATGTCAGATTCCTGCACAGCACCGACAATGTTTTTCACGTCAGCCGTTGCCTGACCATCCCACTCGAAACCTTCCAGAATCACACGACGAGCATTCACTTTGAACACAGTCTGAGGTGACTTATCAGAGATGATACGAACAGATGGACGCCATCCACCTTTGGATCGGGTATTGCCATATATAGCAAACACAGGTAATTCACCCAGTGAGGTGAAGTCGATAGGACGAATGAAAGTAACGCCAGTTGGGATATGCACCCCAATGGAATCACTCATGCTGTACAGAGTTTTGATCCACATGAAGTTACGGTAAAACGCATCAGTGTCGTCAGTAGTGCCATCACATTTGCCACCGAAATGGAACAGGTTGATTTCCATTGGGTCATTAAAGACACGCTTCCAGTAGAATTTCTTGTTTGGATCCAGTGCAACAGTACCACCGTTGTCTGCTGGTAAATCACTGGTCTGAGGGAAACCAACGAATATACCACCACCAGTAAAAGAACTGTCTTTATCGTAGTAACGCTTGAGCAGGGCCATATCGCCTGCTTTAGATGGGGCTGTAGTACGCAACTCAGCAAAGCTATTTACTTCGATCATGATTATCCTCTTGATAACACTGGTATTAAAAATAAAAAAGGCCACCTCGAAAGGTGGCCCATCTTATGCTATTTGACCCATAACTGGGAGGCTTGTTTGAGATTCGACTTGTCAGAGTTTGAGTCTCAGGCATTGTCACTACGGCAGTGGTAACAATTTGGTTCACAGTGCAGAGTAGTATTGTTATGACTTCTCGCACCCCTGCGGGATCTTTCGTCTCATGGAACTTACTAAGTTGAAAGAAATTCTGCACTGCGAATTTGTATTGAGCAACAGGTTATGGAGTACCTTACCATCAAGTGTCTTTCGCTAAATAACCCTATCCCGGATCATCGCAGGGGCATGACACCTGTTACTCAAATTGGTGGGGGAAGGTGGATTCGAACCACCGTGTGGGATAACAGATTTACAGTCTGCCGCAGTCGGCCTCTTTGCTATTCCCCCAAATTTGAATGGGCTTCTCACCCAATTGAACATTTGCTCTATCCACGCACCTTACCCCCGAAGGGATGTCTCGTCGCTTCAATGCCAGTGTCTTCTGGCAGGTCTTCCGGTAGCGAATCGGAATTGATTGAGTAGGTGAGTCTGTCGATCTCAGGGACTTGTGGCTCACTATCGCCCATTCTTCTACTCAAACTGGTTGCTTCAACTGGACTTGAACCAGTGACCTACCGCTTATCGGGCGGTTGCTCTACCAACTGAGCTATGAAGCAATTTAATTGATCTGTTAAGCACGACTCCCAACAAAACAGGACATTGGGCTGTCTTTTAGTTACTCACCACTAGCCCCCAGCAGGCTCAAAACGTGGGTATCGCTGAACGATACGACCAAGTGGCTTAACAAATCAAACTGGCAGGACTAACGGGATTCGAACCCGTGACCACTCCCGTGACAGGGGAGGATTCTACCGCTGAACTATAGTCCTATTGTTTGGCATTCCTGATGGGACTTGAACCCACAAATAACACCTTGAAAGGGTGGTGACTTTACCAATTTGTCTACAGGAATAAAATTTGGCGACTCAGACAGGACTTGAACCTGTGACATATGGATTAACAGTCCACCGTTCTACCAACTGAACTACAGAGTCATTGTGTTACGAACATTACTTCAAACTAATATTGTATGTCAACATTTGCTTGGGCCTCTCACCTTTTAAATCCGGGAATGATGAAATTGGTTTAAAGAAGCCCAAGAAAATGCCCCCGTTACTCTGGGGGCTTTTCCGTCTTATCGAAGTACCAACCGAGTACGATAATCACGATGATAATCGCTGCGTATGGAGCAACCGCAATGATAGCTGCGGTAATTGCGAGTATCACAGCTATCAAGAGGATGCTTTTGATTAGCATCCCCATACGCTGGATTAATCGTTAGTTGGCTTTGACAGACCACCGAACAGCGAACGGCGTGGTTGTGCTTCGCCTTCCTGCTGTGCTGCTTCTTCCTGTGCTGGTTCTGCTTTCGCAGTTTCTTCCTGCACTGGTTGCTCAACAGTTTCCTGCTGTGCAACTTCTGGAGCAGGCTCTTTTTCACCAGCAACAGTCGCAGACCCAGTTACAGCACCAGTGTTGGTCTGTGTTTCTGGCTTTGCGTCAGCAGTTGATTGAGTCTGGGCCGCTTTCTGAACGTCAGCTTTAGCAGCTTTCTTTTCTTCTTTTGGCTCAGGCTTCTGCTTATCTTCCTGCACAGCAGCCGGATTAGCTGGAGTGGAAGGAGCAACGTTTGCACCAGCAGTTGCCAGCACCAGATCAATGGTGGCTTTGAAGCCATCAGCACCACGACCAGCAGACAGATCGATATTGATCTGAGTGCCTTCTTTGATGTTGATCAGGTTGTTGACGTATGCACGCAGAGCAGCTTCGATTTCGGTTTGAACCAGTTGAATTTGCATTACTTAACCTCAGCGAATAATCGCATTAAATTTTTGAATACCGGGGTTTGTACCCCAGCATGAATGGCAGCTATGGCATCTGCCACATGTTCTGCTTTCTTGGCAACTTCCCCACGATAAAGTGGGAAATTTGCATCGGGATACAATCCAACTGCCGTGGCAATCATTCGATCCTTACTGGCATTTTTGTCACCAGTAAAAATCTTTTTCGACTCCAGTGCAGTCACCTCTATCACTGGGATCCCCAGTGCTCTGATAGCACCGAGGATACCAACGACAATGCCATAGGCTTTCATACCATTGGCAGACTGAGAACCAACCGGACACTCAACAAAGACAACTTTACAACGCCGAGCAATTTCAATGGCTGTGGTAGCCAGATCCTCTGCTCGTTGCAGGTCAACACTGTTTTGTCGAACCTGCTTGCCTTGTTTCTTTTCTGGTTCAATCGTGGAAAGAACCAGATCAGACAGATACCCGTGCGTTAAGTCCAGTTGGCCTTCGGCAATACCCCAGCTATTTAAGCTGGGATCGAAACCAGCAACTGGGATTTTCATTAGCCTTTGTTACCGAACAGAGACTTACGAGGCTGTGCATCGCCAGACTTCGGAGCACCACCTGCTGCACCCGGACGGGTAGGAGCACCAGCAGCACCATCTTTGATGGTACGCTTGTCGTAGACCTGACCTTTGTTTTTCTCCAGCCATGCTGGGCCATAAACAGGTTCGGTCTTACCTTCTTCCGCTTCACGCACAGTCAGACCTGATTCAGTATGGATCACGTTGACGATGTTGTTGCTTTCGCGGGTATCAGGAATAGCAACATAGTCGTTGCCACGCAGTTCTGACTTGTTTTCCAGAACTTTCTGGATAGCGAAAGTAACTTCCGCATCGGTCAGACCAGAGATCACCTGAACAGCAGTAGGAAGCTCTTTCTTCTCGTCAGAGTTCCAGATGTTCAGCACTTTCTCTTCGGTTTCCTGCTGATCCAACGGAGCACCTGTTGCAATCATGCACAGGTTGTTGATCAGGCTAAAGCCCGGCATTGGATACTTCTTACCGTCTTTGACGTAGAAGTTCTCACCAGTTTTCTTGGTGATGTACACCGTTTCACGGTATTCCTTTCCACCAGCCGGAGTGAACAGGATGGTAATGCTCATTGCACCACCGGAAGATTTGCCTACATAGGCAGCTTTGATGCGACCAGTGTAAAGATCAGTGTCGAGGATGAATCCACCCCCACCAACACGATCTTCTTGTTTTTCCATACCCTGATCTGACATTCCGCTAAACATTGACATCTTACTACCTCACAACTTTGAATTTGGTTACGGCCTCACTGATCCAATGAGGCCAGTGATACTACTTGCCGTAGAACTCATTCAGGCGTTTCATCACAAGTGCTACATCGTTATCGATGAAAAGCTCATTACGACTCCACAGGCCCATAGCCGAACGCATCTTGCCACCAGCAGTTTCTTTGGTGACACGAGTCTGGAAGACGTACTTCACGCCATCCTCACGTTCTTCATCAGTGATGGTCAGCAGATCATTTTCATGACCTTCCAACTTCTTCACTGGGATCTGCATGGTACGCAGAACCGTTGTAAAGTCGGCTTCAACACCAACCTTACCTACTGCACCTTTGATCGGAACACGAGATTCCATCATCATTGACTGCTCATTCAGACTTTCATCTTCATGGGCCATGATGACGTAACTCTTTGAACCAGACTTAATGGCATGAATGAAGTTACGATAAAAGTTACCGTAATCACCCCACGCACTCTGTCCTGTCTTGGTTCCGGCAAAAGGAGCCACATACTGACGCTCATACATCTGCATCAGGAATGTGATGGTATCGAGAACTGCACCTGTCACACCTTCGGCATTTTCGATTTCTTCGATAAAGCCTAAAGTGTCATTGGCATCTGCAATCTCGACGTTTTCCAGAAAGCGATCACGGAACGGCACATCTTTAAGATCTGCGTTCAGATAAATCATGCTTTCCTGATCCATGTTACGGAGCGAAGTGGTTTTACCCGTATTCGGCTTACCCATAATCATGATGACGTTTTTATTCTGAGCCATTATTTCTCCTGACAGTCAGCCCCAACCGAAGCAAGGGCTGACATTTTCTCAAGCGTGGAACCGCTTACCGACTGTGACCATGATGGTGTTAGTGATCTCATCTTCACTCAGGCTGTTTGACAACTTCGCATTGAAGGACAACACAGCATTGTGAACAGACATGAAATCCATCCCACTATCAACCAGAGCAAGTGCATAACGCAGCATGTGCTTGTTACGATTACCCTCGACCATACGACCAGCAAACCAACGCTCAAGGTTATCCATAGAGTCAACCTTAGCGAATTCACGCTTAAAGTCTTCGTTACGGCTTGTGCGAGGAATGAACGGGAGAGCATCAAAGATCTCTCCTTCGAGGTTGTAGTGGTACTCACCCCCGGAAAAGGTTTCCCATTTCTTTGCAATTTGATTGGCAGCTTCATCAGTTGGTTCACTGAATGGCAGCCATGCAAAGATGTTATTCATGAAGTCACGATAATCGTCTGCATCCAGTTCCAACGTATAGTTGATCGGGATAACAATACGATAACGATCACCATGCCCTTCGGTCTGGTGGCGTTTAGTCGTGTAAGTCATGAACTTGATACCAGCCAGAAGTTCATGAGCCGTGGTCAACGGAATACCACTGTCAACGTCAATGACGATGCAGTTAAACCCTCTGATCACGTTCTCTGTGGCACGGTGTTCATTTCGGAAATGGTGGGTACACCAGTGCATACCCTCTGCTTGGGTCAGCAAGTGCAGCTTATCAAACGGCACAATCTCACCCTGAAAGTTGTATGCCCAGTTGTCACTGTACGACACACGAATTTCATTCAGATCGGTTTCTTTAAGGGTTTCCCCCCTGAAAAACTCGATACCACTTTCGAAACGCTTCTTGATAACGATATGTTTTCCATAGCCCCATGCGGTAGCCATAGTCATCATCTCGTTACGAGCAGCCTGACCAGATTTATAGAACGGGAGTGCTTCGTTAAGATCAGCATGAGTAACATCGGTGCCAACGGCAGCAATGTACTTGGCTAACTTCACATAGGCTTTCTCACGGTTAAGGATTGTCTGGAATGCAGCACCAGATTCCTCAACAAGTAGGATTGCAGACAGCAGATGATCCATTTCAATTTCATTGGATCCATCTGCGAATGCATACGCACCAGCCAATTTAACGGCTTTGAAATAACGATGCGAAAGCTCTGCTTTCTTAATCTCTTCATGGTCTGCCATCTCATCGGCAACCTTTTCACAGGCGTTTTTGTACTCGATGAGTTTGATCGCAACTTCGTCTTCCATTGTCATTTTCCAGCCATACATAGCTGGATCTGCCAGTGCGTGAAACTGAGTTGCCCATTTCTGGACAGACTGAGTATTCGCTGGTTGAGTCAGATTGCGAAAGATTTCCTCTGGTGTTTGGCTATTAAAGGCTTTACGTTCGTGCTGGCCCCAGCCAAAGAGACAACGGCGAGCATAGCCAGTATCGAGGAAGGAATAGAACAGGTCTTCGATCTTGCCACCATCGAGCAGCTTACTCGGCGTACCGAACAGCAGCATGTTGGCAGGTGTCTTACCGTCCAGTTCTTCACCTCGTTGGCTCTCTGCCGTGTTCTTGGTGAGTTTCTGCTTAGTCTGTCCCTGATCATAAAGCTCAAGGAAGACGTTCAATACCTCGGAGTTACCTTCAAGGTTTGAACCAATCTCGTCAATTTGCAGGTTAATTGCACCTACACGAGACAGCAGCAGTCGTTGACGTAACTGCTTAACGGCTGGAGCAGTACCAGAGTCAAAGGTGAACGGGAATGCACCCGTCCGGCGAAACTCTGCTTCTACCTTTTCGAACTCTTCGTTCTGATCCGTACCGTTACGGGCTGCACGGTCGTTGGCAATATCCCAGAGACTTTGCTCTGCGATAACCGGAATGGTTTCTTCCATGAAACGCTTTTTAAAGCCTTTCAGGAATTCGTTCTCAACGATATTGACTGAGTGACCTTTACCAAAGCCAGATGTTGCCAGTGCTAGTGCATAGATGTTGACGGGGATTTCACCCCGATCCTTTGTGACAATCGTGGCTCGCATATTGCTTGCCACCTTGCCTAAAAAGAACGCGACTTCGGTTCGGAAAAAACCACGGTCAGTGTTCTGAGTTTTATTGCAAAGCACTTCCACCATCTCTTCCAGAGCGGTATGGTGCTTTACACCTGTCAAGTCGATCATAAGTACCTTAGTCTCTGTTCACATACCGGAGCAGCATCGCAATAAGCACAACGCTTTACCTCTCCCGGTATAATTTTCACAATGCCCGCACCGCCTTTTGTCACCTTCCAGTGATGGTTCGCCTCTGGAAGTGAGTCAAAATTCTTGGTGGAACGCCCACTTGTCTTCGTTGCATCGGCGTAATACTTGTACTGGGGTTTGCTACGCCAGAGTTCCTCATCCGAACATTCGGGGATCTCTGACTCAGGTTTGTCCCAATACTTTTCTATCGCATCGATTTTATTCGCTACCCACTTCTCGGTATCACGCAGATCCAGTAAGGGATATTCCTTTTTGGCTAAACGCTTCTGGGGATAGTCAGAACTGGATCTGGCTTGTGCTTTCTGCCAGTCAGTGAAGATGAAATTAATCCGCATAAAGTCTGCGGTTATCACTGGCAATGGCTGTGCAGCATCGATCCAACGATAAAGGGAACCCTGCAACTGATAGTTTTCGTCATTGTTCCCAAACACCCATGAATAGGCTGTTGTGGACTTGTTATCGTGAACGATACCTTCGGCAACCATGTCGAACTTACCGCCAATGGTGTAGCCCCTGAACTTCCTGAAAGCACGCTGTTCCAGATAAACCGGAATAGGATTCTTCGCTGCTTTGAGTTCTTCTGGAGTTGGGTTGATCATGACACGATCAATGATGTGATCGGCATAACCCAGTTTTTTCAGAGAACTTTTGTAGCTCATCTTCCATGCTTTTTCGATGGAGTCATGAAGGGAGTGACCTAAAGCACGGGAAATGTAATCTTCCAGATCTTCCTGTACTTCTTTGCGGTCAACACGGGCTGATAATACGAGAGCTTTGAGTGGTTTCATCAGCTTAGTAACCGAGATGTATTTCGGCTCGTTGATGTAGTCATACTCGTCATGCAGCAGCCATATAGCCAGAGCCATAGGAATGTTGCTGTTATTGGTAATCATGTGGGGATTTCTCCTGAGAAATGATAGTCAAGCACTGCCAGATAAAAGGCTGACAGTGCTTTGCTTTTACTTCTCGCGTGTAGCCTTTTTCAGTATCCGGCTTGAGTAATGCACCAGTTTCTGAGCACTTCTGACGGGAGTATTGCCTACCTTCCCTTTCCCATTGGTTCTTTCGTTTGCAGTACGCCAGATCTCTTTAAAGACATTGGCCTCGTCAAACGTCATACCCAGTGCGTCGATAATGTCCTCGCACTCCGCAGTGTACGGAGGCTGTTCTTCTCGCTGGGGATAGGCAATTGGGGCAAGGTAGTAATTAACCCTACCCCCGGATGATTCCTTACTCATCAAAGGCGTTAGGCTTAACGACTTTCAGATCAGGCTTTGCTGCTTCACTTGGTTCAGCAGGTGCAGCTTCTTCCTTGAACTCAAATTCAGCTTTGGACATAAGGCCCAGAGGAATCAGGTTCAGAATCACCACGTCATGTACCTGTACAGCCTGAGCAGCTTCTTCACCGATACGTTGAAGGAACTGAATGTGTGCAGCCTGTTGAGCACGGCTGACCATTTTGACAGGGAAATTCTCATTGTCATTCAGTACCACGGCATTCATTTCAATGCCCTGCACTTCATGCATTGGAGCAGTGTCACCTTCTTCGATCTTTGGCCCGAAAATAATTTTCGCCGCTACCATGAAGTGAAACATTTTCTTGTCGTCAGACATAAGGGTTTCCTTTAAAACTTATGTTGGGGTAGCTATGGTAGATCACAGCTATAAAAAAGGCTACCGAGTTGGTAGCCTTGATTTGTAAAGGACAGTTAACTCATTGCTAAATCAGCAATTGGAGTCAGTGTGTAGGATGATCCTTTGAGGATATTACACCAGTCACCAGAGGCCAGAGCCACGTTCAGTTCTACTGGACTTGGGTCAACATAGTTGAATTCCATAACCCCTTCGATGACTGTCACACCTTCCTGAGCAGCACCCGTACAACCAGTTACTGCTTTGCTTGGTTCAATTGAAACGCTTGAGGCAATAACGCCAGAAGCATTTGGTGAACGGCAGTCAATACGGAAGATCTGAGCACCCATGCGTGACAGGGTAACGGTGAATGTTGCTCCCACAGAACCCTGAGTTAACAGGATTGCTTTGAACGCATACATCTTTCCGGTAACAGCCACACTGGAGCCACTGTTAGTGATACCCAGAGCTTTAGCTGTTGCACCCAATGTCACGTTGGCTGGTACTACACCACCGGGAATTGATGCACCACCACCACCTCCACCGGAAGATGGGCCAATCAGGATCCATGCAGACCATGTTGATGTTCCACTCTGGAAACGAACATAAGTCTTACCTGTATCGTTGATGATGCCCAACTGTGTCACATAACCAGCACCCGATGGCATACAGAAGCCTCGACCATAAGATCCTGCAACTGGTGTGTTGGTTGTGGCATCGTTCCATGTAAAGATCTGACCACGAACAATACTGTTCAGGTTAGTGGCTGCATCGGTAAACGTTGCCGTAATACCGTACTGTTCCATGAACTCACGAACACCCGCTGGGGTAGTCGGAATCAGGGAACTCGTTGCAGCTTTAGCCTCTGCTGTTTGAGCAAGAGGCATTTCCCAGATCTTTGCCCATGTCGTTCCGGTACGCTGCCATGCTGAGATATAACCGTTTGCACTGTGAACCATTGCAACGGATCCATCTGCACCATCAGAAGATGTTGGCACAGCAGTTAACAGCAGTACGCTGGTTCCACCACCTGATCCACCTGTACCATCCTGACCCTGATAAGCAGAGCTATACAGCGTTTTAGCCGAAGCATCTGACAGGGTGATAACAGTACGAGTCCACAGGTAACTGCCCTTTGCCACGTTAGGAATTGTGGCTGACCACGTTCCTGTTGGTGGCGTACTTCCACTGGTTCCTGACTGGTATGTTGTTGTCACATCTGTGATTCCCACACCATTGGAACCATCCAAAGGAATATAGCTAACGCTGTAACCAACACTGGTTGAAGCATCGCTATACGTGATTGTGGTTCGAGTCCACAAATACTGGCCTTTAGTCACAGCAGGAATCGCAGTAGTCCATACACCAGTTGGTGTCACAGTACCGGATGTACCAGCCTGATAAGCCACAGCAGTTGCAGACACGCCTACACCATTGCTGCCATTTGTACCGTTCTTGCCTTGATAGGCAACAGTGTACGAAGGCAGAACATCACCATTGGTCATGGTGAACTGCATACGAGTCCAGAGATACTGACCCGGATTAACAGTTGGTGGAGCGTCAACCCATGTACCAGTAGGCACAGTGGTTGCATTGGTTCCAGCTTGGTAGCCGATGGCTACGGATTTAATACCGTTACCGTCTGCACCTGCCGGAGCCTGAAACTCAATCCAGTGATCCAGATCTTCTTTAGGGGGGAACAGCGAGACATACGCTGTGTCACCAGAAAGGATCCACATGGAATTATTACCATCAGCGTTATTACTAAACACGTAATCGCCGGGAACATAGGTTGAACCCAGTACCCATGCTTGACGGTTAGTTAACCCTGTACCATCTTTACCGTGCAGGGATTGCACCCATTCGGCTTCGGACTTCTTTGGGTTATCGCTGGTGGTATCGAGGTACGATTGGTAACTGGATTTACCAGTATCACCTTTGATGCTCTCACCCGGTTTCCCATTAAGTGAAGCCAACCACTGAACTTCTGTTTTCACAGGGTTATCAGTTGTGGTTTTCACATAGGACATGTAGGCAGAATCGCCTTTCTCTCCCGGCTCACCACGCAGTGATTTGATCCAGTCAGCCTCAGACTTAACTGGATTGTCAGACGTAGTTTCTACATACGACTGATAAGAAGACTTACCATCATCGCCTTTGTCACCGTCTTTACCGGGCTTACCCTGTAATACGGTTCCTGCAAAGTCGAGAGTAAGTCCGTCAATAATCTGTGTCATTGGGTAATCCCCCGAACAATCTGGACAGTGACAGTTGTTGAGCGAATTAAACTTCCCTCAGCAGACTGAAATAACACATCCAACTCAGCCAGACCTACAGGCCAGTTTTCTGTTGCGTTATCATACAGCGTCAGCATCTTCGTTGTCTTTGGATCAGCCCAGAAACAATTCAGGTTGGCAATAAGGCCATTGCTCTGATTGCTTTTGTACTTACGGAGTTGTGCCTTTGGCAGATAGCCTTTGAAAAACCCGGCCTCAACAGAGTCCGGGATCTTCATTACAAAGCTAAATGTCTGTCCTTTGGCAAATACCAGATTTGGCTCAGTCATTTGCTACCCTTACGATGTGATGGTTACTTTCAGAGTCGAAGTAAGGATACCATCAGTTACGGTATAAGTAGCAGTGCCGGGACGCAGGTTAGCAACGTTCTGTTGAGCAGGGTTACTGCTTGGCAGTGGAGCAACACTTGTGTCGGTACTTGACCAGAAGCCATTGGCAAATCGGGAACCAGAGGCATTAGCAGGAATAAAGTTGGTATCGTTGTCATACCGCATATAGAAAATGCCGAGATAACGAGTACCAGACGGAGCATCAAATGTGTACGTTTGGTTATTAACCTTCACTACCTGCTGACTTTGGTTCCCAATATCGTTCTGGTATTTAACGTAAACGTTGACCACATCAACCGTATTGGAATACGCAGTCTTGTCACCGTTAATTACTTTAAGGCGATAAGTTCCCTGATCAGCAACAACACCTGTTTTGCTCAGTTGGGCTTTATTCTGTCCTGCCACATCTGACCATGTGTTATCTGCATTCTGTTTCTGCCACTGGAACCCAGTTGCAGGTGATGCAGCAGCACCCGTAATACGGAATGGGCCGCCGACCTGATACAGAGCCTGAACTACTGGTTGGGCCGAAAATACTGGATTCTGGAAGTTCCCTCTACGAGAGAAGGAACGACCACCAGAAAACGACCGAACCACATTTAGTGGATTAGGTCGGATCATACTTTGAATGCCTCACCTTTAACGGTTACAGACGTATTGGTCTGATCCACACGGCGAACACCAATCTGATTGGCATTGGTAATGCCCATGATCAGTCGGCTACCACCGTTAGGCACGGAGATTGCTACACCAGCACCGTTGCGACGATACTCAATGGCAACGCCAGTGTCGTTCACCAGATCGAAAGATTCACATGCCTGTGAACCAAAGACTGTCCAGTTAGCACCAGTGGCATCAGTAGCCACACTCACTGCTGTAACAGCAGAGTAAGTTGGCATCTTCACTTGGTTCTGTAATGCTGCAATAGCAGTCAGCACTGGAGTCAGGTCAGTACCTGAACCACTACCGCCCCCACCAGATGTAGGCTTGCCTGTTGCTGGATCAATCATTACGGCTGCAACAACTTTGACCTTTTCTTGGTCAGCAGTGTTGAGTACATTTACATTTACTTGACTTGTCATGGCTATTTCCCAGTTGGTTGAACAATGGGAGTATACCAGCACAATAAATAAGTTGGGCCTCGAATGAGGCCCGATTTCACGCTGCTTTCATGGCTGAGTCTATGGCCTCAAAGACCTGATCCTCAGTTGCATGGTTCGGTATGCCAATTTCCTCACACCATGTTGGGTAGAAGATTGACAGTTCACCACCTAGTTTCACCTCATCGTGACAAATAGCAGGATGATCCTGCCACTCTACAGCTTTAACGAGATGTTCATTGGTGAACATGATTGCGTCAATATCATCTCTGATGAGCATATACTGAGCATCATGAATGTGAGCACAAGGACGAATGTCGAGCCTGTGTTTACTGGCTCTGACTTTGCCCATGAACTCTGCCGATGCACGGGAGTTCAGCAGACACCACGACTGACCGAGAGCATTTCCGGCTGTACGGCCTTCTGCCTCTGCCTCGTACGGCGTCTTACTGGTTCCACGTATCACCTGCTTGAGCAGTGGAGTACGGACACGAAGCCCGAATGCCACAGTGACATAACCATCAATGGTTGCCTGATCCAACTGCTTGTTCACCCAATCGATACTTACGCTATAAAGCTGTTTGAAACGATCTTCAACCAGCACAGCTTTCTCTTTGGGGAAACCACAGTTCTTCATCAGAGTATGGTGAGTACCCTGATAAGTCATTGCAAACGTTGGTGCTTTAGAGTCCTGACGCATCAGAGGATACTTGACCTCGATGGAGTTAATGGACTCCACAGACGTTGGATCAATGTCTGGCATAGCTTCACCGAAGTAAGCATGAGCACGAAGACAGTGACCGTCATAACCGTCTGTATACACTTTCAGTTTGTTTGGATCTTTGGTTGTCAGGGCAGAGATTCTGTCCTCTAACGAGGCAAAGTCTAAGCCTGCAAACATCCAGCCCGGTGGTGCTTGGAAGCAATACTTGATCAGCTTGCCGAGAGAAAGTTTACCCTTCTTCGTAAACTGAGCCAGTATAGGGAACATTTCCAGCATCACGGCAGAGACAGCCATTGATACGTTGGCTGGTAAGTTCTGCAAGTTTGGATCCGAAGAACTCAGTCGGCCTGATACCGTACCGCCCAGATTGAAGTTGCCGAACAGGTAATGCCAGCCATCTGGCCCCAGTGCTGCATTCTTCATTGCTGGAATAAAGCTGGTGATGATCTTATCCACCGCTTTGTAATCCTGTAATGCTTTCAGGAATTCCAGCACTTCTGGATCTTTGGTGTGGTTAATCAGGGCAGCAATGGTATCCCCGTCAGTGCTTGGCTGCTTGCTGTCAGTCAGACTGATAACAGGCAAGTCCAGCACGTTGAACAGCAGATCCTGCAATTGCTGATTGCTGTTGGGGTTAAACGTAATGGCTTTAATAACCGATGCAGTCTTGGAAGCCATAGCCTCTTCGACTGTCATACGTTTGTTCTTCCACTCAGCGTTTTTCTTTTCCACCCACTTCTCAGCAATACGATAACTGTATTCCTGAATCAGTTTGGTTCCACGGATTACCTTAACTGACTGTTCACACATTTCAGTCAGAATGGCATCAACCTGACAGACGTGCTCCATGTTGATCGGCATACCAGTAAGCTGCATCTGTACAATGTCCAGAATTGCAGGCTTAAACAGGGTTTGATAAATCTCTTCCTGCTGGTCAAACACAACCGTTTCACGGTGCTTATTGAAGGTGTACCACGTAGACAGGCCATCGATTAAGTTGTATTGCAACAACTGATCCAATGGGATTTTGGTAATGTCTGTAATCTCGTCCTGAGCATAGTTACCAGCATATTCCTGAGCCTGTTCTTTCAGGCTGAGTTTATTGCCAGCACAGGAGTTGGTTGCCAGATAAGTGATCAGCTTGGTGTCATCCCAGTTCCTGAGCATAACATCCATGCCGTCGAGCAAACCCTCAGTATCAGTAATGTCTTTCATAAACAACTGATAAATCAGGACATACACATCATACGAGATGTTGTGATAAATGCCTGTACTGAGGAATTGCTGAAAGAACGCCTTGAGCATTCTCCTTACTGGATCATTACGGACATTCCTGCCGTAGTGCTTACCTTTGTTTTCGTCAGTCCACTCTTCCGGCTTATAGTCCACCGGAAAGGCTATCCCTTCATGCTGGTTCCAGCAGAAAGTGATTGTGCCGATACCTGCCGTATGATGCTTGAGGCTGAACGCTTCAATATCAATTGCCAGTGGCACATTCATTTCCAGCAGCTTGACCAGCCATGCTTCGATTTCATGAAGCTGTTTAGGATACGCTGCATAGTGAATGATGTTCTCACCGGGCTTTTCATACTGGCCTGTAACGTGGCTGACAAGGGCTTTCATACCCGTTGCAATCTTGGCAGTAACCTTCTCTGGATCATAAAACACAGCACGATAGTTCGGCACATAGATAGCCTTTACCCCGTACTCAGTGTCCATGACATAGCCCAGATTGGCTTCTGCTTTTGCTGATTTGGTCAGAGCTTTGAAATAGTCTGAGTCAGCACAGATCACATACTCAACACCGAAGTCTTTCCAGACGGGAACCAGTTCAGAAGTAATATACTCCCTCATGATAGCCATTGGCGTTTTCTTCTTGCCCTCTGCATAGTGCAGAGTCAACACCATAGTGTCATCAGGTGTGATGCCATAATCTGTCAGGTAGTGACGGACGATTTCATCTTTGCGGATCTGAGGAACCAGCAAACAGACAGGATAGTTATCCTGCTCAGAGAAAATCAGATTCTGCATGGAAACCCCGGTTAGTACATGAGACGGCTAACGACATAGATCTGGATTTTGGGCAGCATTTTATGGTACTGCCTTGTCAGACGTGGATCGTCTTCAATCGCTTCTTCCACACTGCGTGAACGCCGTAGTTGGTTGAATTTTGGGATTAAAGAGACGACACAATCCGGCAGCAAGTCCCTTGCTTCCTGATCACATGTAGCCCGTGACAGAAGTTTAAAAATGATCTGACTGATTTGCTGGCAGTCGAGCATGATCTGAGCTTCATCTTTCAGATGACGGTTCATCTCATCGTTCAATGACCACGCCAGCATTGGCAGACGTTCAATAGTCTTGGTTTTGCTGTGTCTGAACAGCACACCGTTATACATAAAGCCAGTTGGACTGCTACCGGTTATCTCACGATGTTGGTCAACCAGACGATCAATGTTGGCCTGCAAACGGCGTCTTTCAGCTTCGAACATTGCAGCCATCAGATCCTGTATTGAGTGATACAAAGAACTTTCTTTTTTCATGGATCACCTACTTAATTAGCCCCCCGAATTTCTCTGCTAAGTTGCCATAGAGCACTACCCGCTCACGAGCACGGGAGAAAGCAACGTACAGCAGACGTGCGGCAAGGTCAGCATTGCGACAAGTGGAAAGGTTGCCTAAGTCGATGTATGAGGTGTTGTACGAGGAACCCTGAGACTTATGCACCGTACATGCATCTCGTTGGCGAAGATCAGGATATTTGTTCTTCAATTCGAAGTACATCTGCCACTGTTTGTTGCGGCGATAATATGCCACCAGTGCATCGTAATGTTCCCTTTCCGTTGGCACAGGCACATCTTGGTAAATCTCACCCAGACTGCCTTCCAGCACAGAACGGCGAACAGCCAATTCAGCACCATCAGGGAATTTGATAACCCTGTCCTTTGGATCCTGATCGATAATAATGACCTCCTTCTCAACGGAGATCATACCTTTGCCGATACGGACGGCAGAGTTATTGATCAGTGTTTCGCCCACGGTAAATACATCAGGTGGTAAGCCACGCAAATCACGAATGTGATCGTTGTACTGCATTACCCTGCCATTGGTATAGGCAAGGATACGGCTACCGCTATCTGGATCCAGAAAGACAGAATCCAGTTCCCGTTGCATCTCATCATCAGTCAGCCAGTCAATAAAGCCCGGTACGACTTTGATAGGGTTAAATACACCCGTTTCAACGGTATCACGCAATTGTTGGTTAATATCCAGCAATGGTTGCTTGTCGGTACGCATCGGTTCCGTAAGCACATACATTGCGAGGTTATCCCGGTAAATTGGTGACAGAATTTCAAACACTGGAGCCAACTGACAGTGATCACCTACATACACAATTTTGCAGTTGTATGTGCCTTCCATCAGCATGTCACGCAGTGGTTTATCTATCATCGAACACTCATCAATGAAGATGATTTTGTTACGATGAACAGTCCAGTTGCCTGATTTACTTAGCGTGGATCGACCTGTTTTATAGTCGTCCTTAACTGTCAGGTTCAGGAAGCTGTGAATCGTGGTGGTAGGACGATTGGTTGCCAGTGCAAGCACCTCAGCAGCCTTGTTGGTTGTGGCACACATCACCACTTCGTCATACTCAGCAGGGATACCCATCATCTTACAAGTCTGTAAGTAACGGGGCATGATCTCATCGATCATGTAGCCCATAGTGAATGTCTTACCGACACCACCGGGGCCAGACAGAATCATTTCCTTCTCTTTGCGGAGCAGGAACTGAAAGAATCCGTCAGCAGCGGATTTCTGTCCTGTGTTCAGGATAATGCTGGAATCTTTCATCATTGGATCCTCATAAGTAAAAAGCCTTCCGAAGAAGGCTTACATTTACTTAACGAATTGCCGAAGGTTCGCTTTAAAATAGTTCGGGCCTTTGGCAATTTTACGGTTCTCATCGAACACGGGTTCACCATCGACGAACTTTGAAAAGTTAGAGGCATTTACCTCCATCATCGCACCGTGGATCGGTAAGTTCTGCATGTGAGCAACGCCCACATTGGTAACGATTTGGTCACACAGTGCGTCAAGGAATTCAGCTTCATCAGCGATAACATATTTCAGTTTCTCGTCTGATTGTTTCAGGTAAGCAGCCAGTTCGCCCAGTGCATGAATAGCCTGACCGATATAAGCATGAGCTTCTGGGGTAGTACCCTGCATTTGCTCAAGCATCTCTTTCACTTCTTCAAAGTGAACACCGGTCTGCACGTTAACATTTTTGGTCTGAACTACTGGCACAGCTTTTTCAAACCACAGTTGTGTATCGAATAAAGGATTAGGCATTCTCTTTCTGGTTCCGGTTATGGTACGCCTTGATGATCAACTGACGGACGTACTCTTTGATAGTCATGTGAGGGCCGAGCTGATCAGCCAGCCACTCCTGATTGGGTTCACTAAGCGTTTTGAATATGTCTTCCATGAAGGCACGACGAGTGTCAGCAGGATCAATACCCAGTGACTTCAAACGCAATGTGATGGTTGTTGAATGACAATTCAGCAACTTGGCGATAGTACCCAGAGAAAGACCAACACTATTCAAACGGATAATGTCGTCATCTTCTGCTTTACGATTGGAACGATAGACGCTGGACATAAAAGTATCTCCCATAAAAAATACCTCTAATCCTATACGGATCAGAGGTATTTTGGAAGGTAACAATTACTTGGTGTGCTGCTCAATATCAGCCTGCTCCGATGGAGACACGCCTAAAGCAGCCCAGCCTTTCTTCGCTTTCTTCTTGAGCAACAGGATTGCTCCGTATTGCTCTTTGGTCAGCGGGCCATTGTCCAGCATTTCACGGATCAGAGATGCAGGTGAACCAGACTTGGCACGACCAGACTCTTTACGTTTCTCTGCTTTGGCCTGAGCTTCCAGCATCGCATCAGCTTTCGGGTTGCTTTGCTTACGCAGTGACCCCATAACGAAGTTAACTTCGTCAGTGGTGAAGCCCAGTTTGTCCCAGCCTTTCTTGGCTCCTGATTTCATAGCCAGAATTTTCTGTGCCAGATCATGAGCCACGTCAGATGTTTGAGCATCTTTCAGGCCGTTGAACATTGCCAGCATTGCACCAGATTTGGTGTATACCTTAGCAGCAGCTTTCGCCTTAACAGGCTTGGCTTTCTTGGCCTTAGCCTTCTTACTTACTTTGACCACAGGAGTTTCCTTCTGCTTTGGTTCCACCAGATCGGTGACTTTTACCGGATCGGCAACAGGTACGGTGACTTCATCGACCTTGTTTTCTTCCAGCGTTTGAGCTTCGCCAGCAGCGATAATAGCCTGCTCAATGGTGGCTTCTGCCACTTTGGTATAAGTGACATTGCTGCCCTTATGACCACCAACTTCGACGTGTTCGATCACGTTAATGTGATTTCCATGCAAAATGTTGTGCAGCAGTGATGCACCTTCTGGCACAGACGAGATGGATCCACCACCGTTAACCAGATTACGCAGCTTGTCATCCAATACTGCGAGAATGTGATAACCACATACACGCATCTTGTTGACGCTGTACTCTGGCACGGCAAACACGTCTTCTGGACGCACTTTGGCGATCACAGTCACACCACCTGAGAACGAACTCAGGTAAGACAGTGACGCCACATGCAGACCATTAGAACAGTCCTGACGGCGGTTTGGATCCACCAGACCCGGACGCATGAAGACATACGAACCGACTTTCTGACGAATGTTCCCGCTATGCACATCGACGTAAACGCCAGCGGCTTTATCACGGGTGTTCAGACGTTTGTAGATGACGATACAGCCATCATCTGCAATTGGCAGATCGCCCTTCTCGATGAACTTCATCAGGTCTTCGACAGAGTGACCACGGTCATTAATGACCAGTTCCAGACGCTTCACGAAGTTAGAATAACCCGCATAGTTCTGGAGCTTGGCAAACTGGCGAAGCTGGTGGCCCATCTTGTGAGCGTCCGGCAGCACAGAACCAGTTTCGGTATTAACCGCAACAATGGTTTCTTTGCTCTCGTCCAGTGGCGTATGGAACTCAGGCTTATCGGTAGTGGTTGCACCATTACCCATCAGCATGTCCATGCGTTCACGAGCAGCATCGATCTTCTGATCGTTGGTCAGTTCTGCTTGCACATCTGCCTTTGGCTCAACGACAGGAGCCGGAGCCACAGGAATAATCGGGGCAGGCTCAGGGATTTTATCCCCCGGCTTCACACCGATTTCCAGTGGTGACACATGAGCAGCTTCCACCGGAACTTCGGTAGGCGACTCAGTGTTGATCAGTTTGTTGATCACCGATTTAGCGACACGGAAGAACTTAACCAGCCCCTTCGTGCCTTTCTCGGCTGCTTCGTACTCTTGACGAACAGCCACAATCGGAGTTATATCAACAACCGCAGTTTTACTGCCTGATCCCAGCTTCTGCTCTTTGGCCTGCTTCACTACTTCGGGGAGACGGGCATCCCCCTGTTGTAGCTTCACAGTGGAGCCATCTTCTTTGTAGAGGATGGCCCACTTGCTATCGATGGACAGTGCCACGATAGTAATCAGTGTTTTATTCATGACTTGGTTCCGTTTTTAATCGCGATAAGAACGAGTTTTTTGATCGGTGACGCCAACTCAGGATTCTGCTTGATCTGATCCAGCAGGTCATCTTCGTTGAAACGCCGTAAGATTGGATCCACATTCCAGACAGCCAGACGTGACAGGAACGGAAGTTTATCGCTTAAACTATAAGCATCTACTTCACGGTACAGATCCTTATCAGCCTCTGTCCAGTCATCGCCCATCTTATTGCACATGCTGTAAGCAGAATATGCATCAAGAATGTTCACTAATGACTCCAGATTAGGGTCATAACGCAGTTTATCCAACCCCGGAAGAGATACACCCAGCAGCTTCATTATCTTGATGGATTTACCCACGCTTGGGATTTTTTCCAGTCCCTTGCGTCGTTCCATACGCAGATACTTTTTGAATGCTGGATCAGCAATCGCTGTCATGAACTTACGAGCCAGAACAGGAACGTAAGGCTTTGCCCCACGGTTCTTAGCCATGTTCACTTCTGTGCCATTACGCACAACAACAATGCCGTCTTTCTCTTCATCCGTTAGCAAAGCATACGGGAAGACGCCACCAATGTTGCTACCCAGATCTCTACTGTGAATGTAACCAATAGGCTTATCACAGGTCAGGTCTGATTTATGACCCTCGATGCTTGTGGAACTCATTCGCAGATGATTTTTGTCATTGAAGAAACCACGCAGAGTGATCAACTGATTTTTCTTTTGCTTTTTGACGACAGGAGCCTTACCAGCCGCAGCAGCAGCTTGTTTGGCTTTCTTGTCAGCAAGACGCTGTTGAGCATCAGTATCCCAGCTATGGTTCTGAGTCAGATCCACTACGACAAAACCAGCATCACGGAATGCTTTAAAAGCAGTGTCAGGCTTTTCACCCTGATCCAGCTTATAAGCCCAGACAGTCTGGCGGTTCTCGATAGAAGGACAATCGTTGATAGCTCCCTTTACCGTACTAATACGGGTAGTCAGGAACACGATTTTGTTCTTCATCAGTTCACGCAGGCCGTATGGCTCATCCGGCAGATGCTCTGTAAAACCGTTTTTACGGACGTAACGATCATAATGTCCATAATCACTTAGCATCAGCTTTTTGATCGACAGATCAGAATGCTTGGCAAAGATTTTGCCCAGAGGTTTCAGAACAATTTCACGTTTTAAACGGAACTCAGTTTCTTTAACGCTCAGACGGTTATTCCAGCGATCACCCAGTTCATGCATACTGTTGCGGAACTTACGCAGAGCTTTATCCTGCTTGGCATTGCCAAAGCTGAACGTTTTGAAATAACCAGCACTTTCTGCATTGGTCATACGCTGCAAGTGTTTGGTTCTGAGTTGTAGACACAGACCTGAGTTGAAATACTTACGCAATGACTGAGGCCAGATCATTTCCCAGAAATTCAGTTGATGATAATGACTGTAATTGTCATACGTCAGGCCAGCAGCCAGTTTCTTTTCGAGACTGTTCAGAGCACCGGGGATCATTGCCTGCAAGTCACGTTCGATGCATTTGACAAGTTCGGTACAGATGGTAACGATACCGTCCTCAGTCATTTTCTGGCTCGACAAAGCCTCACGGTTTGGTGTCAGTGCCAGTGTGCTTGGTTCAGCCTGAACCACGATGCGACGAAACTGAGCCATGTCACAGAAGTCTTCCAGCAGTTCCACAGCTTTCTGTGTTGCCGGAGTTCTGAGGATGGGATACACCACAGCACCGTAACGAACGAATACCTGATGATCACCCATATAGCCACGCCACCAGCGGTTATCTGGTGATTCGACAATATAGGAACCAGTGACAGGAGACAGGTTCATGACTGGCATTTCATGGCTTTCACCATCTTCATTGATCATTTCTGCTTTCATGTCACCGTGTTGAACGATGGCATAGCAGTAATCACGAATTTCCTGATAGTCATCAGGCTCGATCTCAATGACCACAGACAAACCTGTTTCCGTGGTAGGAATATCCAGCACAGTAGAGATGCCGGGCAGTCCATTGGTTTCAGCACTGGACTTTGACAGGTTATAAATAACCTTACGGCCTTCACAGCAGTTAGTGACACGGAATGAGTCAACCAGAGCAAATGGGGATTTACATCCCAGACCAAAGCCACCAGTGGTTGCTTTGTCATTCTTCTTGGTTGAAGCACCGTAAGTGCCATAGACTTTACCGATCAGGTCATGGGGAATGCCTTTACCGAAGTCACGGATGATCATCTCATTGTTTACCGTGAATTCGATCTGAATAGCTTTGTCAGTAATGCCGGATTCGATATGGGAATCCCACGCATTACAGAGAGTTTCACGTACTACAGCCAGTTTCTGGTTGGAATACAGGTTTGATGACAGCATCTGAAAGAAAGATGCATCCTGCACCATCTCAAAAGCGATGGTTTTGGTTGCACCTAATGTTGCAGATACTGCCTGTTGTGTACTGTTCGATACTTCCATTATTACCTCGGATGTTTGGGTAAGGGTTGATGAGTGTTTACAGCGAGGCTGACAGCCCTTTTCACATGACCGGGCCACAATCACGTTAAAGGTTTGGCCCTGCCAACCTCTCTGTAAAGACTCAATAAAAAAGGCCCAACATCCAGTTGGGCCAACGTACTACACACAGCAATTTGGTGGGGTGACTTGCCTAGTCAGGTGAAAGCTGACGTTCTGCGAGGAATCAGCAAGCCCCCGATTTGTTACCCCGGATAAAACTCACCGGGCAGCATCTTCCTGAACTGGTTCCAGCCAGTAAAGTTGCCATGTAATGCTTTGTTCGCCCATGCCTGAACACCCCATGTCTCAGTGATCAACATATCGGGTGTTGCCTGATGTTCAGCAGGTGAAGCATGGAGAGGCTGACTGCCGAGCAAACGCTGATACAGTGTCAGATCTTCTTCCAGCGTGGACTTTTTACCAGAGTGCAGCATATAGCTGACACGAGCACAGCGGGCCGCAGAGACTTTACACAGCAGACGTTCAATCTCTTCCAGACTTGGTTCGTCACGAGTGACACGGCCTTTCTTGAGATGATCGTATGCAGCAAGGTAATCGTTCTCGCGATCCACGTATGGCAGATGCCACTCACCTGCTTTCAGCAGCACAGGCTTGAGCTTATTCATTTCCACTTGGATCATGTCCGACAGGATGCGAATCTCAGGCTGTGCATCTTCGTGTGAACGCAGATGGAAAAAGTTCTGCCATTCTGTTGCTGTGACCAGCACATTGATATGACTCCACGGCTCCAGCAGACGGTTAACGATCTGCTTGTGGTATCCGGCATTATCAAATGCCTGAGCAATCTCGACCACACGATCACGAGCAGTGAGCCAAGCATCCTCTTTGCTTACGCCAATAGGACACTCACCATCACGGAAATGCTCCAAGATAGTGACAGGTTCGTCGATTTGCTCATGAGCCTGCATACCGGGAATGTTCTTTCCCCAGTGCATAGGCATAGCCGGATCTTCCATAATGTCAGCGATGATACGCTTCACTGGAATAGCACGGCTGCTTGATGCATTACGGCTGAATTTACGGTGAGTCATCAACTCAGCATGAATGAAACGGGGATAACGCAGTTGCACCGAAGTGATGCGATTACCCTGCTCATTGATGCTATCTGCGATGATTTGAACGGAAATTGTCATTAGACACCTGCTTGTTTTAGCTCTTGGAAAATGGCCTGACGAACAGCAAATGCTTCCTCTGGCTCATCGTTAGGACTGATCACAGGATTCTGCATCATGTTTTTAAGCTGTTCAGCTTCGCCGGGAGTGAGAACAAGGGTAACACGGACAAAGTTCTGATAATTTACTACGGCAGTAGCCATTACGATTCTCCATCCAGATAAATAACTTGGGCAGAAGTGACCACCTCACGGTTGATCACCATCGGTTGTGCATCGACTTTCAGCCATTGACCGTTCTTCGACAGTTCATACTCTTCCAGATGAACAGAGTTTTCTGTCAGATTAAACGAACCACGAATACGGTCAGGCAGACCCAGTAAAGTAAGGCTAAGGTGAAATTCACGGCTGGCGTTGCCACGAACCTCCGTATTTTGTAATGCTTGCTGGATAACATCCATCTTTTGTCCTTAACAGTTGAGAGTAGCAATTAACTCCTTTGCACTGGATGCCCCACCAATAGATCTTGGTGCGTGAATCTGGTGAATGGTAAATTGCTTATACAGTTCATGAGACAGCACAGCATTGGAATTACTCGCAATAATGGGGATGCCATAACTGCCGAGATCCAGCAATGCCTCTGCCAGTTCTTTTTGTTCCGGTAAGCCAAAGCCACCCGGAGCGTAATTAGTAAACGAGGATGTTGCAGTCAACGGAATATACGGTGGATCGATATAAACAATATCGCCATGACGCACTTCCATTAACGTTGCCAACCAACCCTGATGTTTGAATTCTGCTCTTAGTGCTTGATTTGCAAAGTATTCAATCTCTTCCTGTGGGAAGTAAGGCGAATGGTATTTACCATACGGTACATTAAATTCTCCACTGGCATTGTATCGACACAGGCCATTAAAGCAGTGACGATTCAGGAAAAGAAATAAAGCAGAGCGATAAACAGTTGGAGTGCGAAACTCATTAAACCAACGACGAAGACGTATATAACTCGCTTCACTATTTTCTGTGGCGAATAACTTACGGGCTTCATCAATCAGTTCCTGAGTATTATCACGACAGTTCAAATGGAAATTAATTAAATCCTGATTCACGTCACCAATTAAATATGACGGGTAATCAGTATTAACCATTACAGCAGCAGAACCACCGAAAGGTTCAACCAGTCGTGTTGCAGGAGTAAGGTGGGGAGCAAGCCGATCCATGATACGAGCTTTGCTGCCAACCCATTTAAGGGGAGTACGCATAGAGCCTCTTTGGTTGTTATAAAAAAGGACGGGCATTATACCCGTCCAGTTCATCAGCAGATGTTACAACCAGAAAAAAGACTTACACGCTCTTACGAGCAGCTTGTGGCCCTTCTTCTTGGTTCTGATACTTGCCATCGTAGGCAGCATCAATGATGAGTTCGTGGAAGATCACCTGTGCAATGCCGGAACCAGCAGGAATAATGAGTTCTTCCTGCCCGTGGTAAACAAGTTCCAGTGTCAGGAAACCATTCCAGCCCGGTTCTATGACAGTGTTAAACACTGACAGTCCACGTCTTGCCCACGTTGATTTATCGTGGACAATGCCGACCAGACTACGTGGCATCTGGAATTCTTCCATTGTGGAAGCCAGAGTGAATCGGCCTACACGCAGGTTGTCACCACACTGAACCATAGGGGTATCCATTTTCACACCGAAACGAATATCCTGAGCAACACGAATATCGTAGCCAGCTTCTGACAGACCATAGGACACACCATGCTCAGAGAGTTTGGTTGTTTCCATGTCTTTGATCGGCTTGAGTAATAGCAGACGATCACGGTTAAAAATCATGATTTATCCTCTAATGTGGATGAGATCCCCGAAAGGTACAGTTGCACTTGGGTTTCCGATTGCCACCCAAAGAACCGGAACTGGTTCTGATAGGGGTTCCATAGGTGCGACTTCGAGATCGGAGAATATGATTGCAGCACTGGGTTTGTGCTGCTCGATGTAATCCCTAACGCAAGTGAGAGACGTACCGCCACGACCAGCGATTTTAATTTCATCGAATGGATCTTCCTCAGTCATCTCATAAACTCGCTGGATCACAGTGTCGAACAGCACCAGCGTCATTTTTGCAGGGTTATACATGTCTTTGACATATTTAACCTCTGAGTTGAATCGTACAGCCTGAGAATGGCTGATGGAGCCAGAACAATCCAGAAAGTAAATGAGATGTTCCAGCCTACCGTCATCCTCAAATGTGCTTGGCAGATACAATTCAGTGTATCGCCTGTTGGGTCTGGCCCACGTATAACTGGTATCAAGCTGATCGCTGAACCACTTATGCAGATGGACTTCCCACGGTATGACAGGTGCAAGGAACTGTTTGATCATTTCCTCAATATCACCGGGAATAGTTCCGGCTTCACCTGCTATACGGGCCTGATGTTGTGCCTGAATGGGTATGCCTAATATCTCAGCGGCTGTTGCAGCAGCCTCAAGCATATCATCGTCATCGTCATCACCCCATGAACCACCCCGCATACAGTATTCGGGATGATCGACCAACCAATCGTAAATGTCTTCTTCTACCCAGCCGGAAAACCGCTGATCTTTCCACGGATTTGTACCAGCAAAGGTGAATCCAGCATCTTCCAGATCGTTGTTGATGCGAATGTCACAAGCCCAGTTCCATTTTTCTGGATCACGTTGCTCACGGCGAATGAGGTGCATACGAGCTATATGCCATAGCTCGTGAACCAGCACCATTTCTCGTGTTTCAGGTGGAATTTTCAGGAACCAATCTGGATTCCAGAACAGGTTGATACCATCGACAGCAGCAGTCTTTACCTCCTGTGTCCAGATCATGTTAAGCGAGCACATCACGGAGCCTAAGAAAGCAGCGTTTCTGCCCATGAATACTCGTGCTTTTACACGGTCTAAGTCTCTGGTCAGTCCCAGAGCATCAAAATCAGCTTCCATCATTTCCCCTTGGATCAGCCGAACAGATAGTTGCTCATCTCTACAGCAGCAGGTGCAAATGCAGGATGCTGACGCAACTCAGGTTTCTTGGTCATCGTGAACCGATAGAACAGTACACGCATATCCAGTGGCATACGGTTTGCATAGGCACACAGGCTTTCAAAGTTCTTTTCACTTACGTGTTCGAACATTGAGGACACCATTGCCCAGCGACCATTATTGTCACCCGGAATGCGAGCATTCAGTGGATCTTTCAGTACCTCAGAGATAGAAACTAAGTTCTTATACACTTTGGTAAAGTTGATGAAGTCCAGAGCCACACCAGAGGTGATTGTGCCTGCCAGTGCATGAGCTTCTTCGATGATTTCCTCATCTGTCTGGATCACTTTGACATAGCGACTAAGCATGTACCATGTACGAGGACAGCAGAAAGTGTCTTCGTTGTGATCAGGACGGAAGTCCAGCAGCTTATTGGGGTAAGCATTCAGGTAAGCCAGCACACGGTGATCGATGTTGTTTGGTAGTGCAAAGTCAGTGAGCCACTGCTCAAAGTCCACAACCATGTGAAGATGCATGATACGCGATTGCATCGCAGTACCAATGATGTTCACAATTGCACGGTCAGTGATGTTGTTGCCAGCACAGACAATAACTACCTTTTTGTTCAAATGACGTTGACCAGTCATTCGATCCAGAATCAGTTTATAGGCCGCAGCCTGTACTTCTTTTTTCGCTGAGGTGAACTCATCGAGAAACAGCAGCCAGCCCTCATAACCTTCCGGCACTGGCGTAGTATCCAGTGGGAACAGTTCTTCAAAGGCAGCAAACTCGGCTGTGCCTTCTTTGGTAAAGCGAGGCAGACCAGACAGATCTTCTGGTGCTGACGTTGACAGACGGTGGTCAATCAGCTTGAGATTTAACTCTTTGGCGATTGATTTAACGATGTCGGATTTGCCCATACCGGGCGATGAACGAATAAAGGGAACAATCCCGGCGAATAGACAGTTGATGACAGTCTTTCTGATCTGCCGTGGTTTGCATTGATAAACAATTGGATCAGCCATTTCTCTCTCCAGTGAATAGGAACCAGAGAAAAAATAAAAAGCCCCAATTAAGGGGCTTACTGCTACAGCGTCATGCTACGGGTATAGCCTTTCTTGGATACACCCATACGGCAAGGCAGAGGGATATTGCTGTTTTCAGATTGCTTCATCGCTTTAGTGCGATCTTTGGCAAAGCTCACACGCATTGCAGCAACAGCCTGTGACTCAGACATTTCACCTGATTCCACACGTTCCAGCATACGCTGGCAGTTCAGCAGTAATTCATGCTTCATTGTTTCTTCCTCTTGGTTCCAACAATTTAAAAATCCCCCTCGAAAGGGGGATTTCCATTTAGTGCTTACGCACCGACTTCGCTGTGAATCTCACGCACCTGAGTGGTCAGGGTGTTCAGATCACCTTTCAGTGCTTTAGCAACGGCATTGCCGATTACTGCATCGAAAGACGGCTCAACAACTTTACGCTCAGACATGTCAGCCAGCAGCTTAACCTGATCCTGAATGGTCAGGGCAGCTTCGTAGATTGCATCACCAGTGATGTTTTCCACTTTGGTTCCCGGAGCTTGCAGGCCCAGTTGCACCAGCTTGGCACGCTTAACCACTTCTGCGATAACCGCAGGAATGGTGCCTTCCAGCATTTTACCAGCACGGCTCAGATCTTCATCGGCTGCAATGGTAGCTTTACCATACAGACGGATCAGACGCTGTACTGCATCGGCATCAGGTGCAGTCACGTTAATGATTGCATCGAGACGGCCCGGACGCAGCATAGCCGGGTTGATGTTTTCCAGATGGTTGGTGGTCAGAACGGTGATGATTTTGCTCGATTTGGTGTCGATACCATCGATGATGTTCAGAATGTCATCCATCTCGACAGAACGCTCACCCGTTACAGAACGGTCAATATCTTCACAGAAGATCACACACGCAGTGCGGTCATACTGCTTGGCAAACTCAATCGCCAGCGCCAGTTCGTCAGAGTGTGGCACGTAGACGTAGGTGATACCTGCATCAACAGCCAGCTTGGACGCAACAGTTGCAGCCATAGTTTTACCAGTACCGTATGGGCCACCCAGCAGAACACCACGTTTCACCGGAATGTCGTTTGCAATACAGTCGTTCATACGGCTGATTGGAGTGAACAGGCTGGTTTCGATAGCGGCTTCCACTTCTTTGCTGTAAACCAGCATATCGCGGGAGATGTACGCAGTATCGAGGAACTTCGGCTCAGGCATATCCAGCACATCGCCGTTGTCGTCGAGGAAACGGATTTTGATCGCTTTACCAGCATAGATGCTGTTTACTTTCAGGTATTCAGCAACGCCATCCAGCAGCGACTCAATGTTCGCTTCGTCTTTACGCTTCACAGTGCCACGGATCGCAAATGCAATGCGACCGTCTTTACGGCTTACAGAAGTTTCGATGTAGCCTTTGACGCCCGGCAGTGAGAAACGGCCCCACGGCACACGACGAGTTTCGCCATAACCAACTTCGATGGTCAGCATCTGTGGTGGAGTATCACCAAAGAAGCCCGGAGTGGATTCGGCAGCAGCCCAGCCAAACTGTTGAGTCAGGCATTCAGCCAGAGCGTTTGCACCGTCGAACGGGAACGCATCAAAAGTACGGTTGATCGCAACTTTCTCTTCCAGATAATCACGCTGGCGCTCCAGCAGATCAATGGCAGACTGAACGGACATGCCGTTAGGGATCATCAGAGCATCGCTGTGATAACGAATCTCTGCTACTTCAACTTGTTGCTGTGCTTCGGTCAGATTACGTGGCATTTTCTACTCCAGAAATTTAAGGGTGTGGTAGCCACCATTGGCTACCAACAGGAATTAAGAACCATGAAAAGATTTACTTTTTCACGGCGTAGGGAATGAATGGTTTTCTTGGTTCCAGCACCTTCATCAACTCTTCGGCACTGTCTGCTTCGATACTCTCACCGAGAGCACTCACAATATTTTTCACCATGAGATCCACCTTCTCTTTAACCGTCAGGACAAGATTGAAGGGTCGATCCGAGATGACAATACTGAGTAGCAAACCTTGCAGAGATTTGTCTGTGGTACGGTACGCAAGCAATGCTGCACAAGCCCTGAGTGCAGGATCAACCTCGCGGTTGTCTATCAGGGCTTGTACTTTAGCCAGTTGCAACGTCACCAGCGCATCAGGCCAGTGACGGTGCTTACTTAGGCAGACAACTTCATAAGCCGAGAACTGCATAGGCTTATTTCAGACGGCTTGCAATTTCTGCTGGATCCATCAGGTAGTCGCCAATTTCGAACAGTTCGTTCACTTCGTCTTTGGTCAGACGCATACCGTTACCAACATCGGTAACGACACAGTACACAGTACCGTGTTCTTCTTCGTGAACGCAGGTAATGGCAGCATTACCACAGCGACGACCGTTTTTGGTCAGCAGTTGAGCGCCAGCAACCAGTTGCAGATCAGAGTTCAGACCAACAGCCCATTCAGGCAGTGGCTGCTCTGGCTCTTTGTTCAGTGGTTCAACTTCGATAACGTTGCCACACAGTGTGTGTTCAACGTTCAAAGCACGCAGCACGTTAGATACACGCTTGGCCTGCTCTACGTGAGCTTCGGCAGTGTCATGATGGTCATGGATTTCAATACCATTACCACGCACAGCAGCATCCATCGCAGCCTGAGCTTGTTTCAGAGCCAGTGCGGTAGAGCGACCAGTACCACGCAGTTTCTGGCTGGCTTCGCTGTTTTCTTTTGCCTGACGTGCAACATGGCCCAGCACAGCTTCAAGGGCAATCAGACCAAACAGAGCTTGACGATTCATTACGACTTTTCCTTATGGCGTCTGGCTCGACGCTTTTGGTTGGTTAAATGAGTGACCATTTCCAGATGTTCTGGATTCACGCAATTACGGATATTGCAGAGATGATCAATTTGTTTCTTGAGTGGGATGTACCCAAAGTAATGGGTATAACTCACCCGATGCACAGCAGAGGTGACGCTGTTGATCGAGATCCGGCCATAGCCTTTACCTCTGCCAGTGCCAGAAGTCGGGCCTTGCCATAAATGACAAGGCGATGGAACCCCAGATACGCAATAACCAGTGTCTACAATTTTGACCTGTGCGTAGATGCGGTCGATGATTTCAGTACGGCGATCAGGTGCTTTCACTTGGAGAACTCCACATGTTTATCACCCCCAGAACCCGGAATAACCCGGCACTCAAAGGTGACATCACGAATGATGAACTTGTGTTCGTTAAAGCAATCATCCCAGATTGCATGTTGAGCATTTTCCCTGCCATTCATGGATCCAACCATGAAGGCACACACTGCTACCACGATGATTGCTAATAACTCAGACACTCAGACCTCGCATGAAATACATGTGGATCGCTGTATTCAGCAAACGAATACCGATAGGCGTCTCTTTGTTCTGTTTGATCAGAATTGCAGTGATGCCCTTAACGGCTTCTTTATCCACAGTTTCTGGATAAAGATTTTTGTATTGCATATACAGATCCAGCTTGGTGATGTGCTTCTTGAGTTCGTCCAGAGGCACTGGTTCCGTGAAAAGAACCAATGGAACACGGCCCAGAAATTCAGTACGCATCCCAGCATCTTTAAGCTGAGGCAGCGATGTGATTTTCTGATTGCTGTATGCACCACCGAAGATGAACAGGGAGTTATTCACCACCACTGGTTCATACTTACCGTAGTCAGTGAATACACTGGCATACTTGCTTTCGAGGCAGGTAAGGAACTCATCCTGCACCTGTGAACGAAAGTTTTCTGTCTTCTCACCGTTGGTTTGGAACAGCTTGTCGAACTCATCGACGAATACGATGTTTGGCATATTCCAGTGCTCACGCAGTGGACGTAATGCCTTTGATAACGAGTTGCCCGACAGACCTTCGGCAGTAAGCTGTGCAGCATTCATCTCGATGAATGGGATGCCCATCTTCTTGCAAAGTTCTGATACGAGATACGACTTACCGGATCCAGATGGCCCGGTAAGATGGAAGTGTGGACGGATAGCCGATTCGGACTTTTGGAACACACTCAGGATGTGTTCCATTTGCCCCACGACTTTAAACTGTTGTGGGAATAACATTTTTTACCTCGCAGGGGATTAATAAACCATACAAAAAAGACCCCCGAAGGAGTCTTTTTAATCTGATTACTTGACCGAAGGGACACTGACAATTGGAACAGCACTGCCACCACCAATGTACTGTGGTGGATTACCAGACCATTTCTCAATGGTGTTCAGTTGCAGAACAGACGGGTTACGCTGAATAGCTGCACCACGCAGATCGATTGCTTTAGCCTCAGCCGTTGCTTTCACAAGCACAGCATCTGCATCAGCTTGAGCCTGAGCACGTTTCACGTCAGCTTCACCAGCAGCCTGAGCACGAGCCATGTTTGCCTCTGCTTCACGTTGCAGGATTTCCTGATTACGTTGCAGAGTGGTCTGGTTCGCAGTCACTTTGGCATTGATGGATGCAATGACAGTTGGTGGATACTCAGGACGACCCTGATATGACAGGCTCATGATCTGTATGCCGACTGGCCCCATTTCGCTTTGAAGCTGGTGGAGCGATTCGTTGATCATGTCCGTCTTACCACCATCAATAAACTTGTCGGTGGACATACGGGAAGCCATAGCGTTCAGCACGTCAGAGATCTTCTGCTTCATATCGCTGTCGGTAATGTCATCCACACCTTTACGGTATGTCTGAAACACCGTGCTTACTTTCGTTGGATCAACTTTGTAAGCCAGCCCGATGTGATAGCCAATGGTAGTACCATCGCTCATCTGGAAGTAGAACGGATCGTCATACGACTTCATCTGTTTGAATGTTGGGAACGTATACAGGTTGGTGTTCCAGCCTGTCCAGTAACGGCCCACGCCCACAACATCACCGACACCTTTGTCGCTACCAGTTTTGTTGACCAGAATACCAACTTCGCCGGGTGAGACACGATCACAACCAGTTAATGCCATTGCTCCAACGCACAGCATTAAAGCGATCAGTATTTTACGCATTTCTTGAACTTCCTGAATTGACGATAAAAGAGCCAGACACAAATGCCGACCCATACGATTGCCCCAGCAAAGCCGAGGAACACAGATAACGTGTCGGGTGATGACACTGCTTGTGGCAGAACAAAACCCCAGAGAACCAGCGTGACAATGATTAACACCATTGCCAGAAAATACAGTTTTAAGAAACTACCCATGTCTATCCGTACTCCCAATAAAAAGCCCACTACTCAGAGTGGGCTTACAGGTTAATCATTTCAAAGAACGAATTACGATTTGCTGATTGGACGCACTTGGATCTGCATCGTCTTGGTGACGTTGCCAGATGCATCAGTTGCAGTTGCCACAGCATCACCGGAAGTCAGACCTTTGATGACAGCAGAGTTGCTGCCATTAGCAGTCACAGTTGCGACAGCAGGCTTATCAACAGTCCACTTAACGGCTTTGTTGGTTGCACTCTCTGGGTAGGCAATTGCCTGCACAGTACGAGTATCACCGACAATCAGAGCCACATAGGTTGGGTTGATAGTCAGGTAAGCCACAGGCACCGATACGCTGGACTGGATTTTAATTTTGTCCATGTTGGTGATGTTCTCAGGGAACATTGCTTTCTTGCTTGGATCCTTCGCAGAAGTTTTATAAAGCAAGTCACGCACACCGTGGAAGATAACGGTTGAGTCTGGGTAGTTCACGTCTGGATGGACGAATGAACCAATAGCAGTGAACCCGGTATCCACAGCAGCAGCAGCTTTAACAGCAGCTACTTTAGTGGTTGGGTTATATGACACGTACAGAGTAGGCATATCGATTCCTCAAATAAAAATGGACACCGGTTAAGGTGTCCATATTATGCCGTATTAATTAGGCTTCGTCTTTGTGTTCATCTTCGACTTGCTCTACCTGACCATCGTCGTGACGTTCCACTTGTTCTGGTTCCTGTTTAACAGGTTCCACAACTTCCTGTTCCTCTTTCAGATCAGGTTGGTTTAACACGTCAGCTTCATGCTGAGATGACAGGTCTGGATCATCAGCCAGTGCTTGTCCGATTTGAGAGAAGTATTCACGAGCTTTGTCGCTGTACTTAACAGCAACATCATCTGCATCAACGTTGTAACGCTGACGCAGTTGCTCACGAATAGCAAGCTGGTGGACACCAGTTGCAGTACGGCCCAGTTCTACATAGCCCTCTGGCAGTTCTTCATCAGTGGTCTGAACCAGAACAGCTTCATCAGAAGTAGACAGAGACAGCTTAACGATATGAGTCATGATGTTTCCTTAACATGAGTGAATGACCTATGCATTATTGCACGTAAAAAATAAAAGGCTCACCCGAAGGTGAGCCGATTATTACGAAAGTGCGTATTCTGCGTCTGCAATCTCTTTCCACATATCTGGATCTTCTTTCTCAATTGGCACGTAACGGCCCAACAGTTGAGACAGCATGTAGGAAAGCAGGTCACTCTTCGCAATATCACGAAGAATGAAGTTGTACTGCTGACGCAGGTCATTGCCGTAGTTAGCCAGACAACGGAAACAGTCATGAATAGCAATTACTTTGAATGGCTTCTTAGGCAGCGAAGCCAGTAATTCCTTGATTGGTTCCAGTGATGGTACAGACATGATGTTGGTGTAATCCAACACGTCCAGCACACGAGCACTCAGGAAGCCTGAATACTCATAGTGCTTCATCAGCACAGTCAGAAGTTCAGCCTTGTCATCTGCAATTACAGATGGTGAATACCCAGCTTCTACTTCCTCGATCATCTTACGGATCATGCGTACTTGGTCAGCGTCATAATTACAACGGCGAACCATTTCACGCACTACCATACCGTCGATACTGTGAGTTGTGTTTGCACCCAGTGAACGGCCCTCTGACATTGGCTTGTTCACATAACGCTGAATGTCGATTGGCTCATTCAGGAAATGCACAGTCTCTACCTCTGGTGACATTACTTTCACATGAACGTGGAAGTTATCTGGCAGTGTCCATGAGTTACAGAATGCCTCTGGATTCCACATAGTCAGATAGGCTTTGTTGAGTCCCCATGCAGCAGGAGCCATTTCAGCCATTGTTTCCTCAAAGATAGATAATAGCAGACCTTCACCAAATACCTGCTTTGGCACAGCCTCTGAGCCATACAGTGCAGTCATGATTGCCTGCTTAACATCGTCACGTTTGATCTTACTGCTCTCACCAATCTTGGTGGTCATTGCATTATAGATAACGGTATAACCGTCACGGCGTTGCACCACATCGTCTTCACTAAAGTTCAGTACGTTGCACAGTTCAGCAGCTTTACGGTCGCCCGTAAGACAAGCCAGAATCTGCAAACCTGACGATGTAGCATCCAGTGAGATTGGATAGCCAGTGGCTTCATTAGCCAGTGCTTTACGATAAGCCTGAATACCTGCATAGAACAGTGCAGGTGAGTCAGCTTGTGGAATCAGTACATCCAGTTGATGTTCGTTAGCATTGAACCATTCGATACGTTGGTTCCATGTCTTCTTGTCTAAACCGAAGTTGGAAGCCACGTCAATTTTCAGATAGTCCATACCAGTGTTGAATAGCTGCATCATTCGCTCCTTAGCTTATTCAGAGATTAATGTTTGGTTACTGCGGATTGGTTCTCGAACTGATGCGCTAACATCGCATCTTTTACCAGCCTTTCTAAGCCTTCAACAAAGTTATGAAGGTCATCAAAGCTCACTGATAGCAGCACACGAACAGGTTTACCTGTGGTGCAGTCCAGTGTGGTCATAACAACCATACCATCAGAGTCGATATTGATATGGTGTTCCTCTGATTTGCTGATACCAGCAACAGGTTCGAACTCTTTAGTTACAAACTTATCGTCACTCATTGGGTCACTACCTCTTCTTCTGCGAATTCAATAACAGCTTTGTTCCATGCATTGCCCTGATAGGTCACATGATGGCCCTGACAATATGTTCTACCACGCTTGTCATACTTATGAGTGAGGTAGAACACGTCACTTTCGTGCAACAGTACATCCATAACATCACGAGCAGACTCATCATACTTCTGGAATGCACGTACACGCTTCTGATAGTCCTGTTGAGTTTCACCTGACTTGGGTTTATCAAGGTTACTCCATGAGTTCTCAATCATTTGAGCTACATCCATGTTCAGTCGAAGTGGAATAGCATTCATTCGATTGATATGGTCGAGACAAATGTCGTCGTCATGATGGTTATTCTTCAACAACAGTGATCCGTTGTTATTCAGATAGCCTGATTGTTTGTTGTTGTTCACTTGTTGAGGTGGAACAACCATCGGTAATGGATACTGGAAACGGTCAAGTTCAGCCTGAGTGTCAGCAGTGATTTCATAAATCACAATGAACTGACGCAGATGAACTTTATACGTTACTAAGTCATGCTCTGCACACTTGAGTATCTGATCCACTACGTCTTGTGCTGTTGGTGCATGAGCACGTAAGCAGCCAACGAGTGTCTCTAAGTCACAGCGTTTATGCAGAGCCATTTGACACAGCAGGTCAATGCCCAGCTTTGGATCAATGCTTTTATCTGCCATGTATTTCAGAAACAGACCATCTTCTGCTTCTGTGAATTCCTTACGCAACCGTGGTAACAGTTGGTTTTTATTGAACAGCTTTTCGAGTTGCATCTGATGCTCATGTAAATGATTCATCGCTTCTTCTCCTTTGGTTCAGTTAGGCAACAACAGGCTCTACTTTGATATAAGTACGAGCACAGTACAGAGATTGATTCAGTTGTTCTTCATTGAGCAGAACAGCTTTAATCTCTTCATCGGTCTTACCAGCAGCAATGGCAATTTCAATCATCTGAATACGAGCATTCAGATAACGCTGCCAAATAGTGTCGAGCTTATTCATTATGACTCCAGTGTTACAGGATGAGAGGGTTCACCTTCAAAGTCACGAGCAGGTGATTTAACGTAAAGTGAATCCACTTCACTAAGATATTCAGCAACGGTGTCCAGTGTGTCACCTGCTTCTTGCAGACGATCAACTGAGCACAGGAATATACCTGTTGGTTCATGCTTGAACACGAGACGTGACCAATCATCAACACCAACGAATTTCACATCAGCTTTCTTAAATCCCATTAGAATGTTCCCCAATATTCAACAGTGTCACCTAAGAACGGTTTCCACTCTTCGTCGAATAGACAGTTATCTGGAGCACCATTAAACATTGGTGCAATGTCTGCATGTTTTAGACCAGCAAGGCCACAGCCTACGCACGTAACCTGAAACGTGAGACGTTTATGACCTTTAGCAAAGGCCAGAAAACCTTTCACATAGTCATTGATATGAGCAATGCTGAGAGTTTTGAGTTGTGCATCTTTGGTTGGAATAGCAAATGAGTCACCCATGTGACCATAGCTAAAGCCATAACGAGCACCACGTTTTTCATAAGCGAACTTAGCTGCTCCAGCACCATGAACACCAGCTTCATTGGATCCGAATACAAATACACGTTTAGTCATTGGTAATTCCTCAGTTGTGATTGACCATTTTAAAAACCACTCTTTCGAGTGGCTTTAGAAATGATTACTCTTCGTCTTCTTCCTGACGTTTGGCCTCAGCCTTTTCTTCGCGTTCGATAACACGCTTACACTGGCCCAGAATATCCAGACATACGTCTTCAATTTTGGTGGTGTCACGCATGTCCTGCTCGTCTTTGACGGCAGTATGCAAACGCTTAATTAACTTAGCAGCACCATGCTGCTTAATGAGATCAATGAGATCTTCATGTAACCCGGTCATTTATTTCCCCTGATTGCCTTCTATGGCTCTGATGATGAATTGCTTTATCACGTCACCGTGACAAGGTTTTGGTGCGCAGAAACACACCAGATAAACAGGTAAACCTGTTCCATCGAGTACCTGCTCTGCAATCTTGTCGAGTGCAGCAATAACGACAATATCTTTTTCCAGCACTTTACGTTTAAGCCACGGCTCAAATGCATTAATAACATCTATGCGATCACAGATGTGGTTAATCTCAAATGGATTACCTAATGCACTTGGCCTGCCAATATAGTGATGACGCTCACTTAGCCCCACTTTTTGATGGTGCTTGTTTATGATTAACAGTTCGTTCACCTTTATAAAACCCCTCGATTTTATAGTAATGAATGGTAAGGTCAGTATATTGAACAACGATGACGTCATCCTTTACAGTCCAACATCCATACGTTGGTTCAACATGACCAATAGTTTTCTGACGCAGTAAATAACCTTGCCTACAGGTAGGAACTAAGTTCATTGAATCCTCATTGGGAACAATGTCACTTAATTCCAGAATGGTTCCCGGAGTGATCTCCTTCCAGCCAACAGTTGCAGCTTGCACGTTTACAGCAAACAGGAACAGAAATAACCATTTCATATTAGTGGCTCACCATAAATGGATAAACAGGACGCTTACTGTTCCACTGATACATCATCAGGTCGTAAGCACGTTTGTCTTTGTTGTTAAGGAACACAACCATAATATCCACGTCAGGTAGCTCATCTACCTTAACGACAGAGATACCAGCATCACGCAGAACAGGAGTAATAACTTTCTCCACACCTTCTGCTTCGGTTGTATAAACCTCGAATACTTCTGGCAGTGCTTTAACACGGAACAGGTATTCAAGGTCTTTCATGATCTGGTCTACATTGGTGTAACCAGCATCACCAGTAATAGCTACAGTTTTCATTTGATAATATCCACGATAATAAAATCACCATTGAAGCCTTCACAGAAACGTTCAGCTTCTTCTCTTGATTCAGCAGCCCACGGTGGACATGGCGTATATGTATGGTCATGAACACATAAAACACAGAAGCCTAGCTTCTGTGTCTCTTCGGGTAACTCATCGGTATATTTAACCCAGTTCATTTAAGGACTCCAACGATTTGGTTAAATTTGACAGTCAGTACGCTGCCATCGCGAAGACCATGATAACGAGTAAATTGCAGGTCATTATCAACCCGAACGCCGTAATCACCATTAGTGCGATCAATGGCATATACAACTGCCCAGAATTTTTCAGTTCTGTGGTTTTCTGTTTCAACGCCAATTTTGACATAATCGCCTTCGCTAATATCTGATGGTTGAGATGGAACAATGGCCTCATTAGGCAACATTGATGGGAAGCCATTTAAGATGGTGTATTTCATTCTTTGGTTCTTCCTTTAATTCGAACGGACAGTTCACGCTGCATTGATATTTTCAATTCATCAGCACGAACACCAGCATTGATCTTGGCGTTAAGCACAGGGTCATAACGCCTTTGTAATTCTCGTGAACATTTGCGATGAACACGTTTACTTCTTGGTTCACCGCATATCTCACATATTGCATAAGAACGGCTAAGTAACATTTAATACCTCACAACGATACAGGGCTTCTTGGCTCTGTCCATTGTATCAATCATTCTTCACGGAGCATTCTCTCCACCCATGCAATGCGTTCTTTATTTTCATGCATTGTCTGACATTCTTTTTCGGTTACGTAGCCGATGCCCATGCCATTGTTGAATGGATAAACAACGTCATCAAAGTCTCTTTTCAGAGCATTACGCAATTGATATTTGTAATCGTAATGCCCACTGAGTTTCATATTTCCACATAAACCCAGTGTGCGACTGAATGGTTTTGCTTCTGGAGCACCAGCATCCAGCCACTCTTTATATTTTCTGAGGAACTCATGCATTTTTGAATTTCCTTAACAAGTGTTCAGTGGTTTCACGCAGAGCATGAAGCGTGTCTTCACAGTTTTTACCCAGTGAGAACTCGATAGCTTCATTCTCTGGATCCCCATAATCTGCATAGCAGATGTAGTTACCTTCGGTAGCATCAGGCTCCATCGATACCTTGATATTGTTATCGTTAAACCACTTTGCATCGTCTGGATACACGTTCTTTATATCCACGAATTTGCGTTCACCGGTAGGACGTTGGTACATCAAAACATTGAGCATTTTTACCTCCAATATAGGTCTATCAGACAAGTAATAGTTTTAAGGTGTCTTTATACCTAAACACCTGAAAGTTGCTACTTTGGTTTAAAGAAGTAGAGAATCTATCTTTCCACTTTTTAGAAATAAAAATGGGGAACACCAGTTACGGTGCTCCCCTTGTTATTACAGTGCCAGTTGTTTGGCGAATGGATTGTTTTCGATGACAGTTTCAGCTTCTTCATCGTTGACACGACGAACCTGAATTTGCAGATTCAGCAGTGTGCTTTCACCCGCAGGCAGTTCAGCAACCTTAGCCAGAATCTGGTTCAGCAGGTCATTACGTGCAGCTTGGAATGCTTTCCATTCCTGATTTTTGCCTTTAACAGCAACAGGTTCCTGAGTATCCAATGGGATACCTTGTGGCAGAGAAACGAAACGTTCTTCTGTACCACCACCTTCAACTGGGACTTCAACCGAATAACCGATGTTCAGCCACAGTTGTGCTTTAGGAGCATCACCTGATTTAGCACCAGTTGATGAGTTAGATTTGTTGCCGAAGGACAGTTTATCGAAATCGATAGCCATGATTATTACCTCAAATTTAAGTTGGATTGTTTGACAAGTCGAGTGCCATTCTTTGCGTAAGCAAAGAGTTTTTCACTTCAAAGAAATCTCTACTTTACCTTATGGTAAGTGATATCTTCTTTAGATTTTGCGTAGGGAAAGTATTGGATGAAGTATCCGAATAATGCTATTCCGATAAGCACATTTCCCGCAGCATGAACATTTGTGTAAGTGTTCAGGAAGATTCCTATCAGAATCAGAATTAGTCGGAACATATCTATCTTTCTCCAATTTAAGTTTAAGGGGAATTTCTTCCCCTTAGTTTTTAGTTAGTTTCAAGTAACGCACGAAGACGTTTTTCGTTTGATTGATAGAGTTCTTTTGTTTGTTCATCAGCACAGAAGCTAAGAATCTTCTTCTGACGTTCAGTATCAGCTAACGCTGTTTCTTCAATCATTGTCTCAATCTTAGAAGCTGAGTTCAGCTTCATACGAATTTGTTGGTCTTTAGCTGCTTGAGTAACAAAGGTATCAAGCATACCAACAGACTTAGTTGCTACATTTGCAACTGTACTTACTACGTTCAACGTGTCAGTAACAGTAGACAGTGCAGCACCAAAGGTTAAGCGAGTAGTAGACATGAGTGTGACTCCAT